CAGGTCTGGGTTCAGGCTCGGCGTCAGGTCTTGGATCAGGTCTGGGTTCAGGCTCAGCGTCAGGTTAGGAATCAGGTCGAGGATCAGGTCTGGAGTCAGGTCTGGGATCAGGTCTCGCTTCAGGTCTTGCTTGAGGCCCGAGATCAAATTATAGTTATCAAGGGGTTGTGATGTATTTATTATGTTGCCTCATAATTGGTTTAGTTAGCGTTTATGATATTTACATGACGATAATTTATCCAATGGATGTTTACATGCTTGAGCAAAATCCGGTAGCGATGTATATCATTAAGAATTGGGGTATTTCGTCATTCGTTACAATCAAGTCGTTCACCACGATATTTATCGTAATTATCCTCGTATACATAAGGAAAACAAAGTATAAAAACGTTGTGATTGTATTGACTTTATGTCAATTGATTTTATTTTTGTACCTCAACTTTTACACACCGACAGAGTATGGGGGTAAACCTGGACACGAACCACACCCTGGGCGACATCTTATTGAGTTCATTAAAGATCCTGACAGGTTTTGGTCAGAAAATCCGTCTGGACAAGAATTTTTCTAGGAGGAGTTTATGAAATTCGGGCTGTTGTATATTCTTTAACCTTGTTCAATCGATAAAACTAGGAGGAACTCATGCTCAAAGGATTGACAATAATTTGTTTTATACTACCATCTATCTGGTCGGGCAACATGACAGACCAAATGAAATGTCAGGCAGAAGCTGATTATATGCTCGCTCATCGTCAGTTTCGTCATGTTGGCCCCACTATTGGGAATTTTGAAGGAGTTGGCTGGAATTTTTCTGGACAAATGCCGAACACATGTGTACCATATAGCAGTATGCGTCTGACTGGTGACGCAACTGCTCGTAGCGGAAACATTATTGTGAGAGTCAGAAGTTGGAGGTGACATGAATATCTTTGCTTTATCGTATGACCCCCTAGAAGCGGCAGAAATGCACTGTGACAAGCACTGCGTAAAGATGGTGGTAGAACTATATCAGCAGCTTGGATCGGCTCTACGACGACATGGTGCGACAGACAGTCAAATGCCACTCACTCAGTCAGGCAGGCCACTTCGTGGCGGTTATCATCACCATCCTTGCACTCAATGGTGTGGTGATTCACGCAGTAATTTTGAATGGGCGGCATGGCACGCTATTGCTTTAGCGGAAGAATATACTGAGCGATACGGCAAGGAACATGCTTGTAGTGCCGGTATACGGCAGATCGCAACAATGTCCGACATAATTCCAGAAGGTAGTATGACTCCTTTTGCCCAAGCCATGCCAGATGAGTATCGCGATGCGTCAGCGGTTGTTGCGTATCGTAACTACTACTTCTACGACAAGCGAAAAAATATCCAGTGCGAATGGAATAAGTGCAGACAATCACCTAGATGGTGGAATGAAATGTTGGCGTCTGAAGAACCCAAGGTGACAAACAACGAGAACGACTAAATACATTTGGCGTTATATCTATAATCAGCCCTCGGAGTAGCTCTTCAACTAGGTCTGGTTTCATGTTCGGGGGAAATAAATGAAAACAGCTAATGAGGTCAGGAACCAGTTCACCTATCAGGTCAGGGATCAGGTCTGGAATCAGGTCGACGATCCGGTCGTGGATCAGGTCGACGATCAGGTCTGGAATCAGGTTGAGAATCAGGTCAAAGATCAGGTCCGGGATCAGGCCTGGCTTCAAGTCTGGGGTCAGACCTGGAGACTGTTCTGGGATCAGACATTTATTCCAGACTGGCTCCGTGAAGAGGTGGAAAAAACAATTGAATAAGCTAAGGTGTATATAGTTTCATAACCTTTCCCTATTCACACAAGGAGAAAATATGAGACCAGCACACATGATAATAACGGCATGCTTTATCGGGCTTGGTTTGTTAGATCTCTATCTGATAGCATTCTGCGGGATGGATGCATCAATTAGCAGATTCTTACAAATGGGAGGACAGCAGAGTAATCTAGTTCTAATAGTATTAGGTTATATTTTGGGACATATCTTTGGCTTTATGGAGCCAAACAACTACAAATGCCCAGAATGTAATATCGTTAAAAGGGTTGAGCCATGCGTCGAATGCAGAGAAAGGAAAAATAAAAATGGGGGAAATGACAATACAGGATCTTAAAAATGAGATCGATGCCGAGTTATTCAGACTCGGAGATGAAATTGATAACTGTCAGAAACACGATGATTACCATGGCGAAGACATGGCGAGAGCATCTGTCGCCACCTTGAAGTACATCATAAGAATAATCGATGGGGATGAACTATGAGATTAGTAGCAATTCCTCTCTTTTACTGTCGATAACGGATATAAATGCTGATGAACTTTCTTTTGAAGTAGGATTAAAATGCCCATAAGAATTAGCGGCTGGTCGATAAATGTTATTGGCGGTAACGCCATTGTAAAATCGCCATCCGGAAAAACAACAAAGATAACACTTGACAAACTTGCCGAGTCTGGTATGATGACTCTCCCAAAAAAATTATATGAGGAAATTCGTACAAACCTACGTGCGGCAAATAAGTACGATCAATTGATGGATATGGTATTTGATCAGACCAAGGAGTAAAAATGTATTGCATTGGAAACTGTTATTGCTGGGCTTTGATTCTTAGAATGTTCTACGGTGGCGAAATTTTTGTTCATGGATCAGAAATTGGTGCAAAAGGAAGACCCGTCACACACTACATGCTGAGAGACAGAAATGGAAGGATCAGGCATTTTAAGCGAGTACTTGACATATTTCCTCCACCGTTTTGTTTTTTATGTTTTGTTGGAAAAATTGAGGCGTCTGGCAAAAACAGAAAGAATAGGGCTGTTAATGAAAACAGCTAATCGTATCATGGATCAGGTCACGGATCAGGTCTTGTATCAGGTCTTGGATCAGGTCTGGCGTCAGGTCGATCAGGTCCGGATTCAGGTCTTGGACCCGACTTGGTTTCAGGTCCGAATTCAGGTTTGTAGTCAGACAAGAAGGGAAGCCCAATGAAAACGGCTAGACAAATCAAGGATCAAGTCATGGATCAGGTCCGGTTTCAGGCTTGGGATAAGGCCAGGTTTCATATCTGGGATCAGGCCCAGATTCGGGTCCGGAGTCAGGTCTGGTTTCAGGTCTGGAATCAGGTCTGTCTTCAGGTCGAGGATCAGGTCGAGGGCCAGGTCTGGGGTCGGGCGAAGCTTAGGTCTTGGATCAGCTTATAGACAGAGATCATACCAGAAATCATTATCCAAATACATAAAACCAAGGTAAAAAAAATGACAAGAAGAGACGGTAGAGACATAAATAGATTTAAGCGGGATATTTATATTGGCACAAAGATTGAAGAGTTCTGGTTCAATCGATGGATGGCTATGTGCCGAAACATAAATTACATCAATGTGTCTTCGCCGAGATCGAATGGAGTTGACAACACTGGCGGTTATATTGAGGACGGAAGACGAACATCGGGTGCGGACTACATGGTAAACATCGAATATCATGCACTATCCGTTAAAGATATGCCTCTCGAAATCAAGTGGGCACCAACGTATGGAAAGTTGACGCTAAAAGTAGGAGATTTGAAAGGATATGTTCGAGAAAACGCAGGAATTCTATTCATTTATCCCTCAGAAGAGACGATAACACTCAGACAGCCAAGGGATTACCACCAAGACGCAGACATCCTAATACAAAGACACATAGAAAAAATAGAATCCTGTATTGACGTTCTCAGATGGTCGATAATGTCGCCAAATCAAGTAAAACACTTCTTGACAGACGCAGAAGATACTGGTAAAGTACAGAAAATCAAGTACATGGGGTTCAAACCGGGGATCATTTTGCCAGCGGGCGAATTCAAGAACTGGTTTGTTGAGGAAAGGTGGGAATAATGGACAGAGAGGTATATGTTGTAGTTACGGCACAAAAAACCAGAGAGGGTGACGTAAATATGTTTATTTCTGGTGTATTCGAAGAAGAGGTCGCCGCTCAAGAAAACCTTGAGTTTGTTAAGGGATTGGAAAATGAGGACGATAAGCATTATCAAGTGATCCCATTCACGATGAACAGGCTTTACTTGGAGAGGGACCTTTTTGGTTTGACACTGGAAGAAATGGTTCAGAACGGAGAAATAGACTATCTCATCGGAGAGGATGGAAATTTTGTATTTACAGTTGTTGACGAAAGCAATCAATAAGGTATAATGATTCTAGGAGGCAATGCTGTTTCTACTAAGAGTTCCATTATTAAAGGTGAATGGGCTAGGAATTATCAGGGCACTTATCACGGCAATGGGGATGTAGCTCAGTGGTAAGAGTAGTGTTCTTATAAAGCATTGGTCGTGGGTTCGATTCCCACCATCCCTACTTACGCTCGCGTAGCATAATGGATAATGCAGCAGGTTTCTACCCTGCCGATTGTGGGTTCGAGTCCTACCGCGAGTACTATAGCACCCAATGTTCCAAGGTGGCGAGTTTGACTCCAAATCAAACTGGCTGAGTTCGATTCTCAGGGGTGTTGTTTGGCACCATAGTTAAATGGTATAACTACTGTTTTGTAAACAGTCGTTGCTGGTTCGATCCCGGCTGGTGCCTCTACTCCGTAGTGTAATGGTAGCACCACAGGTTTTGGTCCTGTTAGTTGGGGTTCGAGTCCCTGCGGAGTAAATAGTGGAGGTTTTGATAGGAGCACTTGAACTTTGTTTTTGCTAATTAGCAATGCCCGGCTGGGCTAACGGCTGAGCATTACACTGGCTGAATCATGACTTGCTATATAGGGGCTTGATTCAGCATCAGGGGTTTGCTGTACGCAAGGATAGACGAAATAGAAAACGGTCTTTTAGTCGAGACCGAAGGTGTGCGTTTGCACTATTACTTCTTCCATAATTGCCAAGGTGGTGAAATGGCAGCCACGCCAGATTTAGGATCTGGTGCCTGAAAGGGCGTGAGGGTTCGAGTCCCTCCCTTGGTAATCGGGTGTAGCTCAATTGGTAGAGTGCTTGGTTTGGGACCAAGAAGTTGCAGGTTCGAGTCCTGTCACCTGAATTTGTTTGACTTCCATTGACTATTGATTTTCGCTTGATACAATACACCAAAAGGCCCGTTAGTTTCTGCTGGTAGAAATACTAGGCTTTCAACCTGGAGTTCATGGGTTCGATTCCCATACGGGTCAGTTCAGATCTCAAAGCAAGGCAAAAGCAGTAAAAGGAAATACCAATGTCAAAGTACCGTGTATACGCAGAGATTCTTGAAGAAGGTGCCGTTACCCAGATGGATAACTGCATGTCTTTTGATTTCGCTATTGATGGGGCATTAATGCCGGATGCACACCAAGGGTATGATTTGCCGATTGGTGCTGTTGTAAAGACTGATGGTGTCGTTGTTCCTGCATGGGTTGGATTTGATATTGGCTGTGGAATGACTGCGTTAAAGCTTGACAGCACGACTGATATTGATCAGAATAAAGCAGCAAAGATCAAGTCAGATATTGAAAAACTGATTCCAGTAGGCTTTAATTGCCACGAGAGAATTAGAACATATGATGATCCGACAGAAGACACACCTGGTCTTAGAGTTTGGAGAGATCAAAAGGAAAAATTCTTGAAGCAACTCGGGACTCTTGGCGGGGGTAATCATTTCGTCGAAGTCGGTAGGGGTCGCGACAATCATTTATGGGTTGTGGTTCATTCCGGATCTAGGGGCTTTGGTCATTCCGTTGCCTCTTGGTACATTAAGAACTGCAATGCACACCTAGAGGTTGGAAGTCAGGATCATGACGACTACATGAATGATCTTGCATTTTGCCTACAATATGCCTTGGATTCGCGACTCGCGATGGCTCAAGCTGCGGCAAGCGTTATTGACGGAGATATAATCGAAACCGTAAACCGCAACCACAATCACGCAGAACTAAAGGATGGAGGATGGATTCATAGAAAAGGGGCCACGCACGCCGAAGACGGAATGATGGGTGTGATTCCTGGAAATATGCGTGATGGATCATTTATTGTTAGAGGTAAGGGCAATCCAGACTGGATATGTTCGTCTTCTCACGGTGCTGGTCGAGTCTATGGAAGAAAAGAGGCAAAAAGAAAACTATCTATTGAAGAATTTAAGCAGCAAATGATTGGCGTTTGTGCAAATATTTCTAAAGATACCCTTGACGAATCGCCGATGGCGTATAAAAATATCTTTGAAGTCATGGAACTTCAGGTGGACTCTGTTGATGTGGTGGATTATATTCGCCCAATTTTAAACATTAAAGGATAGCGAGGAAAGTAAAATGATGAAAGTATTTAATGCATTTCAATTCAATGCTGTATTGGTCGGGTCGCCATTTTTGATTAACTGGCTTTCGGAACAAGAGAGCGACTGGGCAGAGGCTGCGTTTTACGCAGCCTGTATCGCATTCGCCTTTCAGTTTGCCGTTGCAACATCGTACATTTCTGATTCATTTGATAGGCGGCGAAATAATTATGAAAATGAAAAAATCGTAGAAAAGCAGTTGACAAACAAAACAGTTTGTCTATAATGAGACAAAGAGAGTGTCGAAGATGTGAGATTCATCGAATGTTAATCGAGCTGTGCTGGTTCGAATCCAGCCTGGTCCACCGCCGTCGTGCTGGTGGGTCGGTAGTGTAACGGTAGCACGCTAAAAATTCTCGCACCGAATGTTACCTCTCTTTTATTGTAGGGGATGAGTGAAACGGTTTACATAGCGGCCTCATAAGCCGAAGACAGCGGGTTCGACTCCCGTATCCCCAATTCTTACTAAAGTGCTGTAGATTGCAGATTCATCGTTTTATAGGTAAAAAGCTGTAATCGAATGTTGCCTTCTGGTAAGAAACGTAGGATTAGTTTCAATGGCTAAAACGCCTGCCTTCCAAGCAGAAGTTAAGGGTTCGAATCCCTTATCCTACAATTGAGTGTCGTAGAATACAGCTTCATCAACAGAACTAAAAATCTGTCCAAAAACCCTGTATTCGCTTGTTACCTCGAATTTTGGCTTGTAGCTCAATGGTAGAGCACTCGGCTGTTAACCGAGGGGCTGTAGGTTCGATCCCTACCTGGCCAGCTTTTGAACGCTTGCGAATGCACGGTGTATGCCGTGCATTCTTTTTTTTTGCCATAAGGAGATTTAAATGAGAACCAACGTAAGAACAAAAACACCGCAAATGAAGACAGCAAGACTTGCTGGAGGTAAAGGCCTGCGTGCAGCGAATCAGTCGAACGAAAACGAACTGAAGCGTATGGTTCTTACCTGTTTGCTATGGGAAGATAACGCATATCAAGACGGTGTTGAAATCGCCTCAGAGATTTGTAAGTTAATTCCAACAGTTAGTGGTAAATTCTGTGCTGATTTAGCGGTCTCTGCACGACGAGATCAGAAGCTGCGACATGTTCCATTGCTCGTTGTGCGTGAAATGTGTCGATACAAAACGCACGCACCGTTCGTTCGTGAAACTGTGCGGCAGGTATGTACACGACCAGATCAACTGACTGAACTACTCGCTCTTTACTGGAGAGAAGGAAGAACGCCTATCTCTCGACAGCTGCGACTTGGAATGGCTGATGCAATGGTTAATTTTGACAGATATCAACTCTCAAAGTGGAATAGAGATGCTGATATTCGTCTACGTGACATTCTGTTCCTGACACACCCAAAACCAAAAGACCAAGAGCAGTCACTGTTATTTAAGGAATTAGCTAATGGCACACTGACCTCTCCAGACACTTGGGAGGTTCGTTATTCAGCAGCCAAGTCAGATGAGGAAAAAAAGAATATCTGGGAAGATATGATTTCTAGTCGGAGCCTTGGTGCCTTAGCGGTTCTGAGGAATTTACGAAACATGCAGCAGGTTGGAGTATCTAAGGCCAACATCCGAAAAGCTATCAGTCAATGCTCTACATCAGCATTGCTTCCCGTTGATTTTATCAAGGCTGCAGAAGCTGCCCCGGACTTTATGCCTGACTTGGAAGGCTTAATGTTCCGTTGCTTATCAGAACTGCCAAAAATTAAGGGGGAGACAGTTTTTGTCCTTGATGTGTCTGGAAGTATGAATTGTCCTATTTCCGTAAAATCTAAACATACAAGACTTGACGTGGGAATTTCTATGGCTATGATGGCGGCAGAAATGTGCGAAGGGGTTTCTATTTACATTACAGCGGGAGGCTATACTACACACAGGACAATTAAAGTTTCTAACCTTCGCGGTTTTGGATTAATGAAAGAGATTCGTGCAAACAAGAACGCTGCTGGCTACGGGGGTATTTTTACACGGCAGTGTATGGATCACCTAAGACCACTTGAAAAGAATACCGACACAGTTATTGTGTTCAGCGACAGCCAAGACTGCGACCTCACCAATAAAGCCCCAAGTCCATTTGGCAAGAAAAACTACATCATTGATGTAAGTTGTCACCAAAATGGAATTAATTACAGGGGTGTATGGGATGCAGAAATTTCGGGATGGTCGGATCAATTCCTGAGATTTATTGCAGAAGCCCAATGAAGAAAGTCGAATCTTTGATTTTAGTCAGATGGATGCTCAATACCTTTTGGCTGAGTGTCCATCTGGCTCAGTTTTGTGACACATTCTAAGGATGGAATAATGAGCAAATAGAACTGGTTTGAGTTCGTCGAATAGGTGAGGATTGCCGCATTAGTTTAATGGAGAGCTTTCTAGATCGTAGCTAAATTTAGAGAATTCGCACTTGACATTTTCGCGAAATGTGATATAGTGTTAAAACAACCGGGGTGCCCGGGAGAAAATGGTTCGATTCCATTATGCGGCGTTATTTAATCAGGTTAATGTATCAAGGGGCTAAAGACCGTAGTTATTGTGAAATAAACACTGGACATATAGCAATATATGAGGGAAAGACGTAGAAATACTGCCGGTGATAAAAACACAACGTAACCTTGACTTGTCTGATTTTTATAGGAGAATACCTAAGCGGCCAAAAGGACTAGACTGTAAATCTAGCGGCATTATGCCTTCGGGGGTTCGAATCCCTCTTCTCCTATTAGATGGCGTTGGAATGTAGACGGTTCGACTCCGTTTTCCTAGTGGTTAGGGCGTTAGGGTTCGATTCCCTTTTATCTTGGAGAGCAAATAGGTAGATATACCGCATATGGTGGTTCGACTCCACCGGCCATCAATTAATGAAAAACAAGCGACGTTCATAATGGCTAAGATAACCTCTTAGTGAACCACCACTTGTTAGAGTTTTAGGGGAGGGTGATGATAAAGACGGGCAATACTGGACGCAGTATACCAATAAGTGCCAAGAGGAAGGCACGTTCCTAAGTCGGAACCTGATGCTGGTTCGAGTCCAGCCCCTCCTTTTCTGGCGTAAGCCGGATAAACATGTAGACGTTGTTATTGAAATCAGACTGGACGGGGGATCGTTGCCCCCCACCTCCACTCTCCATTTTTTTTTCTTACGCTCTCCATCGTTTTTGGTGTATGGTATGATATAAAACTACTATTACCTTAAATGGAGATTGTGATGAAAACAGTAACCCTCGTCTGCGAAACCTGTAACAAAGAATTTGAAAAATCGAAGGGAGAATATAACAGAAGAATAAGGTTGGGTAAAGATAAGTTTTATTGTGGACTGTCTTGTTCAGGTAAACAGCCTGAGCAACTAAGTCATTTAAAAAGAATAAGAGACCTAAGTGATTTTGACATATCTCAGCGTGCTGGAAACAGAGCTGACGAGCTATCACCATTTAGAGAAACTTTTAGGAGACTACACAGAAGAGGTAAAGAAATTACTATAACTTTAGAATCTCTGAAAGAAATCTGGGACTCTCAAAAAGGCATTTGTCCTCTTACTGGCTGGGCATTAGAACTTCCAACTCAATCTAAGAACTACAAATTAAGATTAAAAACAGCAAGTCTTGATAGAATTGATAATTCAAAAGGGTATGCTGTAGACAATGTTAGATTTGTTTCTGTTATGTTTAACTTTGCTCGAAATAAATTTTCAGATGAAGATGTTATAGAATTCGCACGAGCAGTTACTAAAACAACGGGGGTGAATGGAATTGACAGGTGACGTAGGTAACGACTGCATGTGCTGGGTGATTAGAAGGGCCAGCTAAAAAATCTAATCAAAAATAAATGCAGGCAGAAATGTCGCAATGGCTGCGTGAGTAGTCACGGGGGGTTGCCCGCCCTTGTTATCCAAACGGGCTTTTTTATTTGAATTTTCTTGATGAAACGCATTGACAATGACGATACTGGCTGTAGAATGCCAGAGCGAATTGATCAAACAGTCTTTTAACTAGGAGGAATCTAAAATGCACGCAGCGATTGTTTCAAGAGTCAAAGTCACTCCACACCCCGACCCAGAAGTTCACTCCTTGGCGGTTGGTAATGTTTGTGGAGAAACGGTGATCGTATCCAAAGACACAGAAGACAATGCACTTGGTTTATACTTTCCGTGCGAACTCCAGCTTGGGTATGATTTTGCGGCAGTCAACGACCTAGTTCGTAGAAAGAACGAAGACGGATCTAAGGCCGGTGGAATGTTTGAAGAAAACCGAAGGGTTAGAGCACAGAAATTTCGGGGAATTAAGTCCTGTGGATTTTGGTGCCCGATTTCTTACTTAGGTTCTTTCGGAGATACTTCAGTATTAAACCCAGGTGATAAAATTACTGAGTTTTGCGGCGTAGAAATTGCTAAAAAGTACATTACGCCAAAAACAGAAAGAATGTCAAGAAATCAAGCATCTAAAAAGTACACAGTGTTTCCAGAGCATAAAGAAACTGATCACCTAGCAAGATCTACCGCAGATCTCAAAGCAGGGCAGACGCTCGTCGTGACATTGAAAATGCATGGAACTTCTCAGCGTGTTGCGAAAAACATCGAAGAAGCAGAATCAAGGTGGTATGACAAGCTGTTTAACCTTATTGGGTTTTCAAGAACTCAAGGGATGAGGGAATACAATGGCACGCGAAGGGTTACGTTAAAAGGTAAGGGTGGTGGATACTACTCAGAGTCTTGGCGTGATGCCGTGGCTCGTCGTATTATGCCGTACTTAGAAGATCATATGCAGGTCTTTTTTGAAGTTGTTGGTTATGAGGGGCAGAAGTCTATTATGCCATCTCACTCTACAAATAAATCAAAAGAGGCAAAGCGTTACGGAGAGACGATGACATACTCTTATGGCTGCAATCCTGGAGAGTTTGACATCTATATTTACCGTATTGCGTATGTTCTACCAAACGGAACTACCATCGACCTAACTTGGGATCAAGTAAAGAAGAAGTGTGAGCAATGGGATGTTAAACATGTCCCAGAACTCGACAGATTCATTTACGATGGAGATCAAGAGTCACTTATTGAAAGAGTTGATTCTCTCTCTGACGGCGAAGACCCCATTGACACAAGACATGTCAGGGAGGGGGTTTGTGTTAGGGTTGACTCGTCTGAATGGAGAGCCTACAAGCATAAAGGTTGGACATTCAAGGTGCTTGAGGGAATCGCAAAGGAAAATGACGACTACGTCGACCAAGAAGAAGTCTCATGATCCGAGGCCCCGAAAGGGGCCTTTTTTATCTATAATTTGAAAAGATATGATCGACTATCTTATTCACAATCCATGTCGCAATATATCTTATAATCCAAGCCCATACAAATGCAGGAATGAACCCTGATGGCTTCTCCTGATCGCTCCCGACTACAACTAGCCTATTCATGAATCGACGCTTTAGAGCACGTCTACTGAGCATCTCACAGTCCGTCTGATTCAGACCTCCGTAGATCTTCTGAGCCTCATCAAATATCGCATGGTAAGCGACTTTCCGCTCGTTGTAGTATAAGCCCGGAGAGCCAACTCGGCCAGAACCTTCAACGACTTCATTAAAAGAGGACTCTCTTAGGTAATCAATATCACTTGCTCTCATCTTTACCGCCTTTCATTATGGGCCAAAGTTTATCGACAAGTGCGATAGAGGCATCATTGTCTGACTTAAAGTGAACACCCATCAATATCCGTGTCATTCCAACTTCTCTAGTTGCCTTGTTTAGTGACTTGCTTAGGTGTGGGTGCTTTTCCGAAAGGAATTTTTCGAGAAGTGCTGCATACGCCGTGTGGCCTGACGGATAGGATTTAAAGCCGATATGGGTCTCTGATGGGATATAACAAACCCTTCGACTGAGATCGTATGGCCTTGATCTATTAAAGTGATCCTTAAGATGCAGAATCACCGGATGAAGGACAGCGTAGAATTTATCGAACTCTGAAGAATCTTTCATCCCGACGAGGCGTTTATGAATGACTCCAGCATCCTCGTCGACGTCCAAAGCGACTGTCTTGTTGGCGGGCATACTGTTTAGTCTGCATGACCATTTCACCACATCACTTAGTTCAATCAATGTGTCGATACTATCATCACTTGGAGGAGGAGTCAGTAAAGAGTTAAGCTGCTCCTCAGAAATGCCAAGAAGAGACAAAGACCTATTTAGGTCCAGTCTCTCCTCGACAGCTCTTATTATTTGAAATGATCTTCCCATAATAAACTATTACCCCAAATACGGAATCCATTCATTAGGAATTTCACTCCCAACGACAATACCGTGAACTTTTTTTGGGATTATTAGTAGTGTCATCCCAGCCTCTTCCGGCGTTCTGTCCCCCTTTTTTAGATTGCAGGGGATGCAGCAGGCAACCTGATTCTTCCATGTGTTTGCCGCAGACGATTGATTGAATCTACTCTTTGGAATAACATGATCAATGCTGAAGCTACACTTGGTTAAATAACTTCCACAATAAGCACATTTGTTGTCATCTCTGAGTCTTATGTTTCTTTTTGTTGGACGCTTGACCATTGTCGCGTTTACGTAATTAACGCACATCATGACGGCTGGAATTCTATGCGATATAGACTCGCTGCGTATAGATGAATCCGCATAATAAGATAATGCCGTAACCCTATCACTGTAAAGATCAAGGGTCATCGACCTCCTTAGCGGAATAATGGAGAGTGGCGTCATGTCAGAGTTAACAACGAGACACTTCTTCACAGGTAATTCACTCCACCCCTCTGTAGAGCCTCGGAGATTTGCTCAAGCTCTCTAGGGACAAATCCGTTTTTGTAGTGTTCGTGACAGCCATCTTGAGTAAATCTGTTGTTCTTTACAGACCCAACAACGCGATCTTCATGATCCCTTAGTTTTTTGTCTGATAAGTCATACCTAAACATCATCCACCCCCAGCATTGTATGGTAATAAAATTGTGTCTGGCTCATTTGTCATTAAATACAACTTGAGCTGACCATTCTCTACAGACGCTGATTGTAGGTTGTACCTTTCTGCAAGCGTGCCATGATATTGACGGACATTATCAATAAGTACATACAAAGTTCTACCACCATAGAAACTGTTTTCGGATTCAATTTGCAAAGTCACTCTCTCTTGAGAGACTCCAGGCAAATCAAGAGTAACTACCTTACAACCATTAGGATTTGTCGAGTCAGTCATAATAAAAACTCCTTATCTAACTTTGAAAGCACCAAAATGATCAAACAAAACATAATCGGTATGATCAAATCTTGATGCCAAACCATTAAAAAGATCCAAATCATTTTCCCGATGAGTGTCGTCACAAACAACCCAAGCACCAGAAAAATCAAACAATCCAATATGCTCTTCTTTTAGCATATTTAATCTATTTTCTCCACCAATAGGCCCATCAACAAGAAAGAGATCAAAAGGGAAGTTCACGCTATTATAGCTCATATACCTTCTGATGTCTACCGGATTATACCATCCATTCACAAAACTTGCATGAATATAGTTCGTATTGTACCTCCAAAGATACTCATGGCTATGTTCTATTGAGAAAAGATTGTAGTCATCGCATAATTCCCTTGTGCTACCATCACCAGAACCAAACTCAAGTATAAAACCACCAAGTGAAACTTTCGACCTGATGAATGAGATTAATTCATCTGATGCATTTGATCCGCCAAATCTAGACATTTCTACCCCCGTTGATGTAATCAATTACTGGTTGATACCAGTGCGAATGCTCTGAAAATGGCCTTGGTCCATGAACTTCAAAATACTTGCTAACATCAATACCTTCTGTGCTCGGATTGAATAAGCGACAAATCCTTCCGTACACTTCATGCGAATTCATTCCGTCAGAAACTTCTTTTCTTGATATCTTTGTCGTTTTGCCCTCCCCCCCATGCCATCTCTCATAGAGACACTTCAGCAAAGATTCGTCTGAGAAACCGGAAAATCCATTTCTAATGTTAGCACGACCATCTGGAAATGATTCATTCGTGAGCCATTCTATCCACTTAGAATAACTCATTCTTGATGGATTGACTATTTCCAGAAATGTTGAATTATTTGCCGCAGTCTGATGCATTGGCCATTTACCAACATCTGGATGCCTAGAAAAAGCTGGATGCTCACAGCCAAATTTTACAAGATGATCATTTGGTGCCCTTTCATAACAATCGATCACGCCACGATGAAGTGGAATCATATCTGCGTCGACAATGATATTGTTGCCTGGAAATACCGAAGCAAACCACATCCTTGTTATCTTGGCCTGAATTCCAGAATCTATTGAGTTTATTCTCACAAAAGCGAATGAATCACTTTCGACAAGCCCTTCCCCGATATAGCCAACCAGCAACTTAATACCAAGCCTTTCCCATGCGGCTTTAACTATTGGTAGATGCTCTAGGTAGTTGGGGTTATTGTCAACGCATGTAATTGCATAATCAATCTTCATAAGTACTCGCTCCCAAAAGTAACAAGCCCATCAACTCTATTCTCAAGGACATAATCCCTGTACCTCTTAACCCACTCAATATCATCATAAAGATCTGGGTCAAACTCAATACCATTATAGATCGCGGGGTCAATGTCGCATGGAGAAAAATTGAGATTGTTTACCTCTTTGTCATATCTCGAATTGATCTGATCGACGGTTAAAGAATAATTAACATACTCAAAATGTTTATACCAAAGCTGTTTTAATGCATAGAATCTTCGGTTGATCGACTGTAGATGAATCATCCCTGCATTTAAACAGGCAACGGCCGGTAGTGAAACCTGAGGCATCCTCGGGGAGTGATATCTAGATAGTGACAGGTCGTATGGCTGTGCATACTTTACTGGTATAAAGTAATTTTTGCAACAGTTGTATCCACCGTAAGATCCATCCGATCTTCTCCTAGAAATTGATTCTACACAATTGAAAGAATACCAATAGTAGTTAGCATCTGGATTTACTGCGGAATCCCAGTCAGAAAGAATGTTCGCAGAAAGCAATTCATCTGCATCGATTGACAGCACAACGTCCGCACCGCTCTCACGAGAAAACTCAAACATCGCACTTCTATTTGCGGATTCATTAAATGCGTCTGAAGATCTTAGAATCGTAGCACTTGAGCCAAATTTATGCTCGATAACAGCATCGGTGCCGTCAGTAGACTTGTCGTCAAAAAACACCCAGTGATCTACTGGATAATTTGACCAATACTTATGAAGACAATCAACAAGCAACGCCTCATTTTTTACCATTACGTTTGCGTAAACCCTCATAATCACTCCTGTATACATCTTGATGATAGATGTCTTTGTCTAAAATTTTATCAAATCCGTCATAGGCTTGCCCAACAAAGTACAATGGGTTTCTTTCGATTGCACAGTGCGTGTCTGGACAGTCGAAAAACTCGTCATTTACATACCGAGATATGGAATGTCTAGAAAAGACAGAATCTCTTAGAAAACACTGGTCAATACCGTACTGACCATTGATTTGACTATTTACTACAGAGTTGAATAAGGGAAGTATCTGACCCTTTAAAACTCCATTTCTAATTCCCCACATACCAGCCATTATAGCCCAAGCATGGAACTGATGATCTCTAATTATATGCATATCGCGGCCAGAATTAAGCCAATCGTCAACCATCGACCTTTCTCTGAAATCGACCCTGGAATCGGCATCTCTGAATATGCAAATATCGTCACTGTCTGCTGCTAGAAAACGCAGCATGCTTCGATTCATACCATGCATCAAAACACCTGATGGATCAATGACCTTCCTGACGTACCCACCAGCCTCGACAATAGTCTCAGATATGTGAGTGGGGACGGTGCCATCCGTATAGAAAACACACCGCCATTCAGGATAAACCTGCTTTGCCAATTGTGTATTTCTGATCGCACCATGGGTATATCTTGTGTCATCACCCCAAAGGGAAAAAGCAATTATTTTTTCACTACTCATCTAACTCACACCATTCGTTTTAAACACAGTAAAAACACCCGTCATATGAATGAAACGGTGTATCACAAACATTACAAGTCTCAGCCTGTTTGGCGGAGTGGATGACTCCTGCTCCGTCACAATGATCGCAAATATTATTATCCGCCGCTTCTTTGGCGGCGGACTCTTTTCTGGAAAATTCTGCTAGCTCCATTATATTCATAGCAAGTTCAACCGCTTGTTGAAGTTGAAGCTGACGACGATGCCCATCCGGTATTAGTTCATCAGGACTCATTTGTCAACTCCTTCAAAGTCTTCACATATAACATGCATACAATTAGTTCCTGTGCTCACATAATGTTTTGGGAAATATGAGTCTCCAAATTTTTCTTGTATTCTAGCATTTGATTCTATCGAAGAACAGTTGCCATTTTCGTCAAACCATACTGGAAATGGTTCTAACCCCATGCAATCACGCTGTTTCCAGAAGCATTGTAAATTTTGGCATTCTTGAGTTTTTGGACACTGATATATTTGACCATATTTAATATCCATCCTAAACCTTGCTCCATTCTCCATCAGCGTATTCATAACCACACATTCTTAACAATTCCGCTTCCCATTTTTTATACCCACCGCATCCGGCAGCTCCTTTCCACGAACATCTGCTTCTTGTGCTATTTATAAATAATTCTGCTACTTCTACTTTGAATCTTTCAAGTTCGTTATTCGTTTCTGCTTTTCCTTCACTCATTTATCAACTCCTTCAAAAATATTACCGACCACCAGTTTACTAGCCTCGTCCATATCAATGTATTCTCCACCAGTTGAAAGTGAAGCGTAAAATTTACAGGCGTCTTTATCCCAGCTAACTACTAATGGTTCTTGCGAAGCCCAATGATCTGATATAATTAAATCGCCCTCATAAATCTCTCGACCTTTCTTGTCTTTAAGTCCAGTATACTGTTGGACAACAATCCCGTCCTTGAGTGCCAGTTCAAAGGTTTCATTTACATCAAAGCGAACATCTGATGGGAGCCAGTTTTCTGAGTCACACCATTCATCGCTACGGGCATCCCAAAATCTAAACTTAATTTCTCTCATTTTGTTGTTTTTTTTAGACGGTTCTTTCATAGGGGACAATCCTTTCTTATCATTGTTTCGTTTTCTTCTTTAGTCATTGGACGGTGTTCATGTGGCTTATACTTACTCTTGATATGGTCTACTCCAACATGATCGGCTTTTTTAGAACAATAATAAGACATACCAAAATCAACACCGACATCATCATATTCTTCTTTATAAGAAAAAGGGCATTCGCTACAACTGTTGATAATTAGATTAAGAGTTTTCATTTGTTATTCATTTACCAATTCTAAATAAAATTTTACCATAATATCGGCTATAGAATAAGAATCGTCAGACCACCCTTCCCCTTGCTCTTGATCTTGTCTCCAAACCATGCTAAGAGCCTTTTGTTTTAGTTCTTCTTTGTGTTTGGTACATATTAATTTAATTTGTTCTAAATTTTCTGATTGATCTTGTAAACTCATTTGTAAATTCCTTCCGGCGATGCCGGTTTCATAATGACTTTCCATTTCATTCATCAAATCCTATGATTTCTTCGTCCTCAAGTGTCTGTGCCCACATTGCCTTTTGTCGCTCAGTTAGCATGTCTTCGAATCGAATCATCAGATCCTTTTTTGTTCAATCATCGAAAACCTCCACCATATGAAAACAAATAAATAGTCCTAAATCTCTAATTAGCTCACCCCATGTCGGCGGAACATCTCCTATATCTTGATCTTCACAATATTTCTTATGAGCATCCATGATTTCCTCTATCGTCATCCACCTGTCTGATTCTAAAGCATGGATGCCAATACCAGCAAATCCTTGAGGGTGCGGGTAAAATTGTCCGGTTTGAGGATTTACTCTAACGCGACGAAATTTCATATCTTTTCCTTTCCTTCAAAGTAAATTGCTAAACTAGCAGTAATCTGGTCCATTTCACCGCTTAGATAAGCGGTTCTTAAACGCATCATAGCTTTTTGAGTTGTGTTGTAACTATTTTCAAATTCTTGCCAAGACTGGTCCGGTTTCTTCATAAGAATTATAAGTTCGTCTATGATCTTTAGATCAGTCATTTGTCATTTCCTTAATTTCCTCCTCGACCTGATTCCTGACCTGAAGCCAGACCTGACTCCCGACCTGAAGCCAGACCTGAGAACAGGCCTGATTCCGAACCTGAAGGCAGGCCTGATTCCTGACCTGACTCATGACCCGAACCTTGGTTTGATTAGCTGTTTTCATTGGTTTCCTCCCAGATCTGATCCAAGACCTGATACCAGATATGATTCTAGGCATTGTTTGCGACCCGATAAGATAATTTAATTTTCTAGCCCCAACCCATATCTTTTGCGATTCTACGATATCTTTCGTGTATCTCTCTGACCTCAGCAATGTTTCTACTCATATTTTCAGGATCGGTAGATATACCCTTTGGGTTTTTATAATAAAAACCAAGAATATCGTTAATCAACTTCATTTTTGCACCACCATATGCACACCTTAACCAAAACTCCCAATCGCTACCAGAAACAAACTCAGAAGAGAAATAACCAAATTTTTCGTGAAGACTTCTCCTCCACACAGGATGATTGTGAGGAAGATTCGAATGACTCAACTCATGCAAGCTAAATTCAGCAGTTGGAAATAAACCAAGACCGACAGGACAATCTTCCGCATCATCAATATGACTTTCCGATACGTAATTTACACAATATGCAACATCAATGTCATCTTCATTCTGTAAAAGGGAAAGATGACGCTCTATTGATTCTCGATGAAGTCGATCATCCAAGTTTGCATTTGTAATGAAGTTTGAATCTGACCCCTGAATCATAAGGTTCCAGCAATTATACAATCCTGGGTCGTGTGTCAATGTCTCATACCTGATATTTTTGTGATTTTGTTGAAATTCACGTATCACATCACTTTCATACTCTTCGTCTGGACTATTTGCCCCAAGCAAGAACAGTTCACACCTATCAAACACTGTCTGTGCCGTTATGTTCTCTAGGAACTTTCTTATGAATCTTCTCCCTGCATACACTGAAGTGATTATCTCTACCTGTTTATCCATTACTAAACCTTTCTCTTTTACAGTTCATTTTATATTTAACTTTGTGTTAATCTTTATTCATCGGTAAAGGATGAAGTTATATTAGATAGTGTTTATCCTGCGATTTAGAATATAATTAAAGCTCAGAAAATAAAGAAAAAACTGCTGAGGTGACATGAATCATTACCCGTCTGCACGGAACCATCGAGGTATTCATGCCGTTGGAGGTTCTTTAGCTGACATTATTACGCCTACGCCCAACAGCTTGATGGTTTTGACTTGCCAACAGTGGCTGTATGCCGGACTACCAACAACCGACAATACAGTATATCCAAAAACACAAGAAATCAGATGATTTTTTTTTGTTTTTCAGAAAAACCGAACGCGACCCGAGGTGTTCTCGGTATAATAACTCAGTGAATCACTTAACAAAACTCTAAAGAAAGGAAAAGAGATGAACCAGGCTCAGTTTTTGGACGCACTTCGAGACGCTCGTGTAAGTTACTCATGGAGCAATGACCGTGGAGGGCACACAGCCACAAGCAACAAGCGTGCCCTAAAGGGAGTGGTTTTTAACCCAGTAACTGCGGTTGCACAGAGCATTACTGGGCAAACGTTTAGAAATACTAAGCGTGACACACGGCGTGCAGCAAAAGCAATCAAAATGGGTTCAACGCTCGCTGACGCAATTTACTCCCGAGACAATCGAGGTCATTCACAGGTTGTGAACGGAAAAATCCGAAAGGTTCTTTCCTGATAGATTGAAGTCGTGAGAATATGAATCGGGGCTTAACGGCCTCGATTTTTTTTACAAAGAAGAAAGGAAGAAAATGAATCAGGTAACTTTAATCGGGAATGTAACGAGCGATCCAAAAATTTACGGCGACGGAGGCGTTGGGCGACTAAGAGTTGCCGTCAACTCTGGACGCGAAGAATCAAAACAGACGCTGTACATCACATGCAAGTTGTTTGGAAGACAGGCTGGCGAGATCAACTATTTCTCAATCGTTAAGGGTGACAAGGTTTATGTCAACGGACGTCTTGTAACCGAGGAATTTACAAGAGAAGATCAAACGGCGGGTTCTGAAACGGTTATTTATGTAAACGATATTCAGAAGATTTATAAGCCGGTCAGGATTGAACAACAGGGCGGGTCTGATTTTTGATGAGTAAATCTAAACGGCAATTCGCGAAACGAAAAGCGAGAGAGAGAAACTCAAGAAAAAAAGTACTCAAAAAAAGAAGGGCTCTCAGAGAAGAGAGAAGTGCTGAAGAGCAAATATCCAACGCGATATCGGCCTCCCAAGAAAGGGTTTCACCAATAATCAACGAGAGGTAAATGAGCCATGAGCGATCAAAGTGTATTGACTTCAATACCTGCAAGGCTTAATATGAACTGTCCAATAAATAGGACTTCGTATGGGTATGTCTCTTCGTATTTCATGAGCAATCTACTTTTGGTTGGACATGACATAAGGCATGCTCCGATCGGAAGGAATGATCCAGATCCGGAGATGGTCGAAAGTATACTTCCGGCCATCTCTCGGAACGACTACTTCTATGATGCACCATGTCTTAAAATATGGCACCAAAACGACCTTGGTGCATTCTACGGGAAAGGACCTAGAGTTGGCTTCCCGATATTTGAGCTTGAGTCATTCAATGAAGTAGAGCTTCATTCTTTGGGAAATCCAGATCATCTTATTGTTTGCTCTCAGTGGGCCAAGGGAGTGATTGAAAGTACGTCAAGCCGTGCCGCATCAGTTGTTCCGCTTGGATATGACCAAAGAAAGTTCAAACCACAGCCATTTAAAGTAGATGGAATTAGTGATTTGGGGTTTAATGCATCGACTACGGTTTTTGCAAATTTTGGTAAGTTTGAGATAAGAAAAGGTCATGACGTTCTTAGTGATATATTTAATAAAGCGTTCAATGAAGATGATGACGTCGCATTAGTTATGATGCCAGCAAATGCTTTTATGACGAACGAAGAAATAAATGAATTCGTAAATAGGTACAAGCGGTCGAAACTAAAAGACAAGATATTTTTCATACCGAGGCTTGAAACCCAGTCTCAAGTCGCACAAGTCATGAACTCATCACACTGCGGCGTATTTCCGTCCCGTGCAGAGGGTTGGAACCTTGAAGCATTAGAAATGCTGGCATGCGGAAGGCATGTCATAATAACAGACGCAACAGCACACACAGAATTCTGTAATCGATCAAATTGTCTTTTGGTGGATATGCAGAGTGGATACGAGCCAGCGTATGACGGAAAATGGTTTAATGGAGATTTTGATTGGCGTAAAATTGGAGACTCTGAAATTGATCAGTTTGTAGAATATATGAGGTCTGTACACAAGAAACATAAAGAGGGCTCTCTTATGTTAAACAACGAAGGGATATTGTCTTCGTTGGAGTACACTTGGGAAAAATCAGCAAGAAAACTTTCGAAGGTTCTAAATAACCTGTAAGGGGTGCTTATGACATCTATGACATTTTCAATTGAGGATGGACATATAAAGGTGTCTACGGTCGGGGAAGATCTAGACACGCTCTCATCTATTGCAGCCACAATATGTTTGACTCCAAAGTTTAAGCTACTGTTTACAATTCAGCAATCAATGCTTAAAGAAGGGAAGGACCCCGAGTATACTGATTCGATAGCTAGGCTTGTGGAGTACTATAGTAGTGTATCGGAACCAGTGATTCCGCCGCATGAATATGGAAAATAGAATAAGGGAGGTAAAAATATGTCACGCCTTATAGCTTGGGAATCTTTCAATCCAAATGATCCAGATGATGACGTCGAGATGGATTCATCAGATAGAACTCAAGACTCATATATTGAGCATGATGAGGATTCTGGAAGTTTTAGTAATGAGTTATTTGTTAACTTTAAAATAAGAACTCCTTTTGGATATTATGAACCAAGCTATGAGTTTTCTCCGTATTCTAGATTTGAGTTATGGGTTGCAAACTGCAATTTCCAAATCACAGATCAAATTCTCTCCGAGATATCAGCGTGCGAGGGGGTAAGTGCAGCAAAATGTCTTTCAAGGTATTCTTTCATTATCGGAATAGAGCGAACTTTCTTCTCGTTTAGTGGGGTAAGGCGTATGCTCAACGAGATGTTGAATCTGTCTGAATTTGAAGACCAAGACGTAATAAACTACGAAGAGTCAGAAGAAATATTAATCTCCGGAAAATGGGCTGCGTTTATTCATCCCGATGGGAGAACCGAGCGTGTAACCCTTGAAGACTTTGATTCGGAGGATGAATTTGATCAATACATACAGGTTCTAAAAAACACAAAAGGCGGAAACATAATAACCTCAGAACCAACGTAATGGCGTATAAATGACTGGAAATGGACTGAAATTTTTATGGACCAATAGGAAATAAATGCTTTCGGAGCATAAGTATGGCAATTTATGGCACAACAGGCAGTAATGCATCCCCCGTAGAAAAACGAGACGGTGGTACAATGATTGGTATTACATCAGTCACTGACACCACAAATGGGCCAATCACACAAACTTTTAACCTTGCCGACAATTCAGTTGATGGAGTTAGAAGGTCTACAGTACAAGAAGTGTCTGGTACAGCACACGCATTTAGCACAACAAAAGCAGACACCGCAGGTACATTTGCTTATGAACAATCTCAGTTTATTGTTAGAGGCGTTGCTACGAAGATCAACAATATTGCAAACACAGCAATTCTGATCAACGGAACGACTGTCAATAGACCAAAAACAGCAATCTCTAATAAGTCCAAAGGGTCTCTATTTGGAACTGCTTATAGAGCTGGATATTTCAGAAATACTGGTATTTCTGGGCAGAGAACAAGTTGGAGTACACCACCCTCTAGTGGAAATGGCGATTACGTCTCTACGACCAACAACGCCGTAGCAGCTAGTGATCAGTGTCAATTCGTGACATACAGAACAATACCTGGTGAGCTAACGTTTATGTATGGTGCGATTGATCCTAAGCAACTAGATTATCCTGCTAATACTTGACAAATCCACATAGACACGCCGTTAATAGCGGCGTGCCATTTTCAAATGGGGGTTGATTATGTTATCCAATTTCTTCACGACTGAACTTGGTTTGGCTGGTCTAGTTGTTTCTGGTCTTATGTCACTTATGGCTTATGTGATCTATTCAGGAAACAAAAAGGAATCAAACAGGGTCGACTCTTTTCAGCGAGCTATGGGTGAATTTCATAACATGCACAGGGAAGAGCGTGAAGAGTGGAAGCGGGATGTAAACAGAAGAGACGAGTCTTGGCGTAGCGAAATAACAAGAAGGGACAGGGAAATATCAACCGCTTTAACATCTCTAAGGGATGTAATACAAGAAGTCTCGTGCGTTAAGAACAGTAAGGAAGAATACTAATGGCTAAATCGATCTCTGCAAAATCAGCGTCTTCAATCAAGTACTCGTTTTCCGACACTGATGGCGGTAAATCGATAACGGACTCTGACAGCACAGAAAGGAAGTGTGAGTACACGTATGGAACTGGAAACTTTCAGGTTAATTCCATAGTCAGAAACACGGGTGTTGTAAATAGCGGAGCAAATATAGAAATAGACTTTTCTTTATATCCTTTCTCAAGCATTGGCCTTAGCGGGACAGTGGCTTACAATTCAGTTAAGAGCGTTTTGATATCAAACACTTCTACGGATGAAGGAATTGATATAAGCGTCATGGCGACCGGAACAAATGCGGCGGTAGATATCTTCAATGGAGGCAGCGGAAATCTACTAATAAAGCCCTATTCATCGTTTGTGGTAAATGATCCATACTCGGGGATAGATGTATCGACGAACAGTAAAATTCACATTCACAACGTTGCCACCACATCTGGCTCTACTTCTGGCAACGCTTCTTATTCAATCACAGTAATGGGAGTAATCTAATGGGATCTGGTAGATTTAAACTAGACGTAGCCGACCTCGTTCAGCTAGCTAAAACATCTGCACTTGTTGGGCTTGCGGCTGGCCTGACATACGCTGGGCAAAACATTGGAGGGCTAGATCTTGGTCCAGCAACGGCACTCGTCGTTCCTGTTGTTGGTTTCGTGATCGATGCCGCACTAAAGTGGACAAAAGACAACACGAAGTGATTTAACTGTTGAATCACTAAATTAAGGCCTGCTTAAAGCGGGCCTTAATGCTGTCTATAGTAATTTTTAAGGACAACGATATGTTTGACACGACTGCGGGAATGTTTCTCCTGCTATTTTTTGTTTGGAATGGATTTCAAGCAGTTTCTGTTGATATGTTTGAATACACGGTTCGATGGTATATCCAGATGGGATTATCTGGTATCGGCGGGTTAGTCTTGGTTTTTCCAGCCATTTCTAGATTTTTTACCGACATGGGGAATAAAGCAGGAGTAGATATCCAGACGGGTACGAACGATTCAAAATGCTCAAAAATAGACTATGATCACTTGCTTCACCTCAGAAGTGTAATGATTAAGCGTGGAAATCTAGAGGGTGCAAGGCTGGTATCGCAGATTAATACAATTCTTTTCAATGAACCAATCAAAGAGATTGAAAAGTATTTGCCTGTGAATGAATCGCCCTCCAAGGAGGTGGTGCAATGAGAAATAATTTTATTCTTCTAATGTGCGGATTACTAATTTGGATTGTCCCCTCTCCACTGACATTGAAAAATTTGACAGACGGAGACCAAAACTCGGAAGAATTAAATAATGCAGTTGTTGGTGCGGTTAGTCAATCAGAACTCCTTTCAAAAATATCAGAAGAGTTTATGAATATTGATTCTCCTAGCGAACGACGATTGATATGCGTACTATTTTCTGGTTCTGCCGAGTATATTAAAAACTGCCAAACGCTTGAATCCACAACACAATTTGATCCAATTCTTGGTAAGGTGCAGTCATCGTATGGATGGAACAGGGAGAGATATCCATCTTTTACGGACGCTGTTTCTGAATACCTTATTGATGTCGGCTACGATGAACCAATGGACTTGGATAACGAAGAGAATAGAGAGCGGTTCTATAAAATCTTTTCTAACTTAGCCGAGGCTACAAGATATGAAAAGTAAGTACTCTGACCTTTTCGGGTGGGTGGATGATCCTCGTGGAGTAGAGCATGCGATGGGTGATTTACCACACCCCGTATTCTCGGACGTCCATAGTCAAATAAAGGGAAGCGGTAAGGGGAAAATAGTTCTTCTTTATGACATAATCCGTCGTGTGGCTGGAGATTTCCCATACAGAAAACAGAAAATAGGCGATTGTGTCGCTTTTGGTGCCGCAGGTGCGGTAGATGCAATTAAGTGCGTAGACATCTACCTAAAAAAAGAGGATGAATTATGGGTCAATGAAACCTCCACTGAGGATATCTACTGGGGTAGCAGAAATGTGATAGGTCAGGGGCGGCTTGGTAATAGGGATGGATCTCTCGGAGTATGGGCGGCTAAGTATATTAGTCAGTACGGCTGTCTTCCCCGTGGCGTGTACGGCTCAATAGACCTGTCTAAGTATAGTGGAGAACGTGCGAGAAAATGGGGTAATAAGGGCTTCAAGCTGCCACAAGAATTTGTTGATTCCGCGAAGTCACATCCGGTAGGAATAATATCTCAGGTAAAAACCTACGAAGAAGTTAGGGACTTGATTGCTAATGGGTACGCTGTAACAATTGCCAGTAGCCAAGGATTCTCCTCAAAGAGAGATAGGGAGGGCTTCGCAAGACGGTACGGCACTTGGTATCACCAAATGTGGCTATGTGGAATAGATGATGCCTATAGAAGACCTGGTGTTTGCTGTGCCAATAGCTGGGGCCGATGGAATGCTGGGAATAAGCGTCATGACCAACCTGATGGCAGCTTTTGGATAGACGCTGACATTCTCGAAAGATACATATTGAGAGTTGGCGACTGCTGGGCCATAAGCGGTTATGAGGGCTTTAAACCGCAAAAGATTAACACGAGGATTATCTAATGAATAAGAGTACGATAATAGTATTGCTGTTTTTTCTTGTTAGTTTTCTGCCGATCCCAGAGATAAGCCTCGGTTCGGAGAAAAACGAGATATCTATCGACATAAACAGAAGTGAGGGGTATTCCGCCTTTATTGCCAACGAGGATCGTCAGGTTGACGACACGGACGATGAAGTCATTAGCGAGTGTGATTGCAATGGCAGTAAGGTAATTGTCCATGGCGACGGACATAAAACGCCATGCCAGTGCCTCAATTCATCTAGCGGCAAATGTGAATGCGTGACAACCCAAAACACTTGGGAGCCAGATAAATCTACATACCCGGAAGATTCTATAGAAACGGATGAGGTTAAAAAAAAAGTGGATCAAGACATAAACTCTCAGACAGAATCAAGGAAAACCATCCTTTACTTTACCGCCTCTTGGTGCAACCCTTGTCGACTTTTTAAGTCTCTTGAGCTACCAAAGCTGATAGACGCTGGCCTAACTTCCGGCGAAGTTGATGATGGTGTTGTTGATGACATTGAAATAGTGGATGTGGATAAGCACACAGACATGTGGAAAACATACAAAAAAGGCAGCAAAGGAATTCCATGCCTAGTTGTGCTAGACTCCAAGAAAATAGAAAAATATAGGATCAGTGGATACTATCAAGGTATGAGCAAGAGACTACTGGATGAATTCAATGCAGCCCAGTGATTATTTTGCGATCGCTCAACAAATATTCTCAAAAAATGGGTTTTCATCTGGGTCGTTCGAGATAAAATGCCCTACCCCACTGAGCATTAAAATAGAAAACTTGAACGATGGTATTAAAATAAAATTCGAGGGCACAAAACCAAAAGTGACTGTCAGGAAGTTTATTAGATTATCCCTATCACTAGGCGGCATTCATTTATCAAAAACTGGGGGTGTTTTGGAAATAGAAAATTTCCCAGATATTGCTTTTTCATATAGTCAACTGCGATAGACAAACGTTTTGATATATGCCAGTATGTATATGCTGGCTTTTTTTATCTTGAAAGGTGTTAACGATGCGGGTTCAGAAAAGAAGTGGTGAATTTGAATCTTACGATGTTGAAAAGATTCACAAGGTTCTTGAGTGGGCAACCGAGGGCATAAATGGCGTATCATTCTCGGATATTGAGATGAATGCTTCTCTGTCAATATCTAACGGTTTGAAAACAGAAGACATACACAACAACCTAATCCGATCCGCAAGTAACTTAATATCAGAATCAGCACCAAACTATCAATATGTAGCCGCCAGATTACTGAGCATGAGCTTGAGAAAAATGGTTTGGGGATCTAACACCCCTCCTGATTTTCTGCATTTTTTACAGATAAGAGTTGACAACGGAATATACGACGGATCAATATTGGATAAATGGTCCGAAGATGATATAAAAAAAATCGAGTCGATGATTGATCACGGTCGTGATAATCTGTATACATACGCTGGTCTACAACAGCTTGTTGACAAGTACTTGGTTAAAAACAGGCGTACTGGGCAAATATACGAAACGCCACAATTTGCATACATCTTAATTGCTATGTACCTGTTTGACACTGTCGAGTCTGTAAAATCCGCCTATGATGCGTATTCTACATTTATGGTAAATCTACCAACACCAATAATGGCGGGGGTGAGAACAACCACAAGACAGTTTGCGTCCTGTGTTTTGGTCGACGTTGGTGATGACCTCGACAGTATCTTTTCGTCAAATCATGCGGTTGGCAGATACACCTCTAAACGTGCAGGGATCGGGTTGAATTTTGGACGAATCCGGCCAATAAACTCTGCCATTAGGGGTGGTGAGGTAATTCATACTGGGGTAATTCCGTACCTCAAAGTATTTGAGTCCACAGCGAAGTCGACAACTCAGAATGGCATTCGTGGCGGTGGTGCAACTGTGCATTTTCCATTCTGGCATTATGAAATCGATGACGTCCTCATGCTTAAAAACAATGCTGGTACAGATGACAACAGGGTTAGAAAATTAGACTACTCAATTCAGTTCAATAGGTTGTTCTATTCAAGGCTTGTAAACGGAGGCGATATAACTCTGTTCAGCCCAAATGAAGCGAAAGGTCTTTACGAGGCGTTTCATGATAACGAAGAGTTTGAGCGTCTATACGAGAAGTATGAAAAATCAAGCACAATAAAGATGAAGAAGAAAATAGCAGCAAGAAAGCTGGCTGGTATTTACGCAAAGGAAAGGTTAGAGACAGCAAGAATTTATAGCATGAATGTTGACACGGCAAATCAGCACGGATCGTGGTCAGTCCCCGTCTATATGTCAAACTTGTGCCAAGAAATAATTCACCCAACAACCCCGATCACGTCTATTGACGACGAGAATGGTGAGATTGGGATTTGTATGCTCTCTGCAATAAACCTACTTGAGGCTGTCAGTGACGAAGAGATACAAACTGCATGCAGAATAGCAGTAAGGTCGCTTGACTCGGTTATTGATTATCAGGAATACCCAGTAAAAGCAGGGGAAAACTTCACAAAGAACAGAAGGTCTCTCGGGATTGGCATCACCAACCTAGCTGGCCTTTTAGCGAAGCAAAAACTCTCCTACGAGGACCCTAGTGCCCCAGCGTTTGTTCACGGAATCATGGAAAGGATTCAATGGAATCTTTTGAATGAGTCATGTGAACTAGCTAGAGAAAAAGGCAGATGCCCAAAGTTTGATGAAACAAAATATGCCCAAGGGCTTCTTCCTATAGATTGGTACAAGCGTACAGTTGACGATATTGTCGCTCCGGAATACTCAATGGATTGGGAGGGCTTGAGGGAAAAAATTGCAGAATTCGGACTTAGGCACTCGACCGTTTCAGCTATAATGCCTTGCGAGAGCAGCTCGGTCATCCAAAACTCAACAAACGGAATTGAGCCTGTAAGAAATCTGCTGTCATGGAAAAAAGCAAAGAATGGAAATCTTAAACAGTTGGTGCCAAACTTTGCAAATAGAAGAAAATATTACACAGCCGCGTTTTCTATGGCTAGTAATGCAGGCCTGATTAATATTGCTGCTGTGCTACAGAAATTTGTTGATATGAGTATAAGCTTGAACCTCTACTACAATTACGAAAATTATGAGGATGGTAGAGTTCCACTCAGTGCTATAATTAGAGACCAAGTTCTTTCTTACAAGCTTGGAATCAAAAATCTGTATTACTGTAACAGTCCTGACGGAGACGGTAAAACAGAAAAAAGCGATTGTGAGAGCGGTGCTTGCTCAATCTAGGTTAAGTCATTATATTTGAAGGGGTGAAATATGACAATATTGAATATCAATCCATTTGACCACACGGACCAGCCTTTATTTCTTGGGCGGGGGTTGTCGCTACAGCGATATGATAAATTTAGACACCCAGTGTTCTTTGATCTATACAAACGACAGCTAGAGTTTTTCTGGCGTCCTGAGGAGATAGAGCTAAAGAAAGACCGTGCAGACTTCAAAAACGATTCTCTTATGTCTGAAAACGAGCGGTTTATTTTTACATCGAACTTAAAGTATCAAACCGTGATGGACTCCGTTATATGCAGAGGTGTCCCAACTCTTATGAGGTACGTCTCAAGTCCAGAACTTGAGGCCTGTATGAACGCGTGGCAGTTTTTTGAACAGATTCATTCCTACAGCTATACTTACATCATCAAGAATGTTTATAACAATCCATCCGAGGTTTTTGATTCATGCTTAACAGACCCAGAAATACTAAAAAGGGCCTTGGCGAGCGTCAGTGAGTATGACAAGCTTTCTTCAATACCTGACGGTGCCGACGAGAACGATATCCGACGACAAATTTACATGACACTTATAAGCATTAACATACTCGAATCTGTCAGATTTTACGTTAGTTTCGTTTGTGCATTTGCGTTCGCTGAGAACAAGAAAATGGTTGGCAATGCAGACATTGTCAAGCTAATCAAAAGAGATGAAGCACTGCACCTGTACAACACGCAAGAGATACTAAAGCTCCTTATGAGGGAAGAATCAGAGGGCTTCTTGGAGACGGTGAAGGAATGCGAAGAAGATGCATGTAGAATGTTTGATTTTGCAGCCTCTGAAGAAAAAGAATGGTCGTCATATCTTTTTAAAGACGGTTCAATGCTTGGCCTTAATGAGTCTGTTATGCATCAGTATATTGATTACTTGTGTCACTCAAGAAGGAAAGCAATAGGTCTCCCATATGAGCGGGGAAATAGAAATCCCATAGCTGGTTGGACCGAGCCTTGGATGAATAGTGCGTCCGTACAAGTTGCTCCACAGGAGCATGAAGTAACTTCCTATAAAATAGGAGCTAGTGTGAGTGATGTTGACTCAATGGAATTCGGAGATCTTAATATATGAATATACAAAAACTAAAAGAAGAGTGGTCTGAAGAAAACACCGATAAGACGTCAGAAGATTCGATTCATCGCTTGATATGCCTTATTGGTAAATGGCATCACGACAGAAACTTAATTGATGGAAGTGACGACAAAACACAATGCCTAAAGCTTGGTTCGGAATTTGGCGAACTTTGTGACAATATAGCGAAAGGGCGTGATATTCGTGACGACCTTGGTGATATGATGGTCGTTATGATAAATATCATGAATAGAAACGAGATTACAATGCTGGAATGTCTACATAAAGCTTATAATGATATAAAGGATCGAAAAGGTAGGATGATGAACGGTACATTTGTTAAAGAAGAAGATTTATAGGTGAACTAAATGCCACTACCAAAACCAAACCCAAACGAAAACAAGCGTAGCTTTATATCTTCATGTATGGCTAACGAAAATATGAAACAAGAATATCCAGACCCCGGCCAGCGTTATGCCGTATGCAGCAGACAGGCTTCTGCGGAAAGCATGCTGAGTAGAATTGACGAAAGTCTTTACTTTCAAACGTTTGGTTCTGAAGAAGATGTTGATTACGAAAGTATGTATATTCCAGCAGAGGGAGAATATCTAGATTTCGGGGAAGAGGTTGAAGAGGTCACAATAGCAAAAGACGGACTTTGGGACAACATAAGAAAGAAAAAAGAGAGAGAAGGCAAAAAGTATAGACCGGCAAAACCTGGAGATCCAGAGAGGCCATCAGAAGATTCATGGAAGAAGGCACAGAGCGAAGAAAAGAAGGGTAAAAATGTTAAGCTTAATAGTCCATTCAGGACCCCAAAAGGCCCAAAAAAATTCAGCGTTTACGTTAAGAACGACAAAAATAACGTAGTCAAGGTCAACTTTGGAGATCCAAACATGGATATTAAGAGGGATGACCCAGCTAGAAGAAAAAGCTTTAGGGCTAGACATCAATGCGACACCAACCCAGGGCCAAAATGGAAGGCTAGGTACTGGAGTTGCAGATTCTGGTCAAAGAAAAGCGTGACAAAACTAACATAACAGCAAAAGAGAGATAATGAGCCAGCATCGAAAAAAACGTTCCCCACATAGATCTAGATCAAGAAAAACAGAAGAAAGGGTAGACGTAAGGACGGTCGAAGCTAAAACGGAGAATCATCAGTACTACATAGACTCAATTCTAGATAACGAGATTACAATATGTACAGGTCCTGCAGGATCTGGAAAATCTTACATAAGTGCTGGTATTTTTGCAAGAATGTTGCAGCGGGAAGAGGTTGATCAAATTATAGCAACTAGACCATTGGTATGTGCTGGTAAAGATATTGGCTCACTACCTGGAGAGATGCATGAGAAGATAGCCCCATACCTAAAACCTATAGAAGAAAATATAAGGTCTTTTCTTGGTCAGGCAAATTATGGAAATCACCTAAACAATGGAAGAATCCGGTATGAGCCTTTAGAGGTCATGCGTGGTGCGACCTTTAATCGATCATGCATGATCCTTGACGAAGCTCAAAACTGTACCCTAGAACAATTAAAAATGTTCATAACACGAATGGGTAGAGACTCTAAAATAGTTATCAATGGCGACGTTAAGCAGTCAGACATTGGTGGACAGAATGGTCTATCTGTTTTAACGAATAAACTAAAAACGGTGGAGGGTGTCGGAGTCTGCACCCTGAGCTACGAGGATATACAAAGAAACGGTATTATTGGCAGAGTCTTGAGAGCACTGGAACATGGAGATTTTTAGTAATGCCTTGTTATGATTATTTTTGTGAAAACTGTCAGTTCCAATTAAAAGACGTCAGTCAGGGGCTGACAGAACCTCCTATAATAGATTGCGAAAGGTGCGGTTCTGCATCCATGGAAAGGTTGATATCTGCACCGATGGTATTTGTTCGGGGCGATCCAACAACAATAGGGCAGCTGTCTGAGAGAAACGCGAAACGGCTAGGTTCTAGCGAAGTTGAGGAGCGAAGACTCAGAGAAGCTGATCAGAAAAAAGACCCGATGAAGCAGGCGAGAAGAGAAATGCATCGCAAAATCAACTCAATGAATGAAAAACAAAAGGACAGATTTATAAGGGGTGCATAATGTGGTGTCTAGAAACAATCGTCATGCTGAATGAAGCAGCACAGAGTCGTGCAGAAAAAAATCAATCAATACGTCATGCATACGCCGACGTAAAAATATCAATACCTAACGGAAGGAATATAAAATATGCCACCAAGGAAAACAACCAACAGGAAGAAGAAAGAACAGCCAGAAGAAAATCAAGCGAGTGTTAATGACACATCCAATCTAGATAAAACACCCGCAGAAAATGATGACAGCAAAAGAACTCTAACTAAGGCAGAGCTGTTTTATCTACAAAACTCACAAGACACAGATAAAATGAAAGCTGAAGAACTAGGAGTGAGCCTAGATATGGTTGTCATCAACAAGGCATCTGCCGAACAAAACACAAACTTTATGGTTAGAGATCCAAAAAAAGGATTCGCTGTGATGACACGGGCTGCGGCAGAACAAGAAAATCCGAAAGGGGTTAAAAAGGGTTATGACAAAAGAGGGCACATCCACACCCCACTCAAAAAGGCGGACGACTAGGGAGCACCCTCAGAGCGAAACGCATCCATTCAAATCCAAGTTCAAGGGCGGCTACATAACGCCGCCCAATTATTTAGCTGAATTGATTTTTGAAAAGCGTAGCAATCACTTTAATTCAGGTAGAAACCCTGAACAGTTTTGGCTAACGGGAAACAAGCTGAACGGAGCGTATAAGGGGCAGGTAATACAGGCGTCTAGGCTCTTACAAAGGTATAGAGTACAGTGCGTATCTCAAGCACTTCAATCTCCAGAAGCTAGGTTTATATTCAAACTACAAGACAAGAAATTGATACCAATTATTGAGAGGTTTGAAAGATATTACGCCGATAGAGTATTGATACAAACTCAAGATTCTCAGAGGCAAGAAATTTCTAAGCCATTCAGTAAAGGTAAAAACAAGATGAAAGGCCTATAATGCCAAAAGACAAAAAAGATAAAAGACTTGACCTAAGCACTGATGAAAAAATAAGAAAGGCTTTTGGGCATGTTGTCTCTCGCGGATCTGAACTGATAGAAGCAAAGAAGGACTTAGGTGTTTTAAGCGTTGGCCCACGACTTGATATTGCACTAAATGGTGGCATTCTTGAGGGAAGCTGGACAATAGTATCAGGAGACCCTAAAACTGGAAAAACAACTACATGCCTCCAGATATGCAGCAATGCACAGAAGGATGGTCGAAATGTGATATACCTCGACGGAGAGAGTAGGCTAAAGGCCTATAATCTTGTCGGTATTGATGGGCTCGATATAGAAAAAATTAACATCGTGCATAGCCCAGATGATGGCGAGCAGCTTTCTGCGGAGGACTTCCTAAATATCGCCGAGGGGTTGATCAAAAGAAAAGAAAATGCTGGTTCTGTCCTAGTTATAGATTCATGCTCAAGCTTAGTACCAAGGGCGGAGCTTGACGAAAGTGCTTCCGCTACAATACGTGCGAGTCTCCCCAAGCTTTTATCTCACTGGATAAAGAAAAATGCACAATCTGTAGTAAACAACAGGATCATTGTCCTTATAATTACGCACTATATCACAAACACCTCTGGGTATGGAAAAGTCAAAGTTCCAGACTGCGGAAAGATGGTGCAATACCAAGCAGACACTCGTATTGATATTGCTAGAATTGAACCATGGGAAGAGGGCGGAAAGAAAATAGGACAGTTGGTACATTGGGACATTGCGTGTTCATCACTAGGTGCCTCTGGCACAGATTGTATCAGCTACATTAGATACGGCAAGGGTATTGACAAAGAAAAAGAAGTTATAGAACTTGCCGAGTCTTTTGGGATAGTCGATAAAGCTGGTGCATGGTACTCAATACCGTTTCTTTCAGAGATGGAAGAGTTTGAGCAGTCACCAAAATTTCAAGGGCAGTCAAAGATATATGACTTTTTGTCTGAGCGTCAAGACATATATAGGGAAGTAAGAAAAAGAGTGCAGGATTTCTTGCAGAATGATTAGTGTTACTGGATTTGACGGAAAGCAACACAAATTCAACTACGCGAAAAATAGAAACAGAAAGTTCAGGAAAAAAACATCCTCATTACACAGAGAGGCTAGGCTTATAATAAGTCAAGTATGGCCTAATAACTCCGTGTACGAGGAAGTAACCCTCCCAGGATCTAAAAAATTTGGCATGAAGTCTCTTCTTTATGCCGATTTTTTTATCCCCGATTTGATGACAGTTATTGAAGTTCATGGAGAGCAGCACTACAAAATGTCCCACTTCTTTTACAGGAGTCAGATGGAGTTTGTAAACGCGAAGATGCGTGATCGCGACAAAGCGGATTGGTGCAATCTTAACGATATAAGATTGATAGTACTCCCATACAACGAAAGAAAAAAATGGACAGAGATGTTGAAATCATAGGCGAGGACATTGATCTTTCATCCTATCCTGGCCTATTGAATATAACCCAATGGATCGAAGGATTTTGTGCTGATCGAATTTACTCTTCTTACGATGAGGAGCGGTGTAGAGAGATATTGTCGCTCGACACTTCGACTATAATGCATCTGGATCAAAGTGAATGCTTTGCATATGCCGCGACACTAATGAACTATGCAAGTTACTTGCAAAAAAAAGTTGCTACGCTCAGGAGTCAGTACTCGTGGTGTGAAGATGGATTGAACTATGTATTCTCTAAGTCTTGGATGGATTACGACAAATGGATGCCAGCCGAAGTCAAGAAGCAGGCTATAATTTCAGAAAACACTTACGCCGCAACACTAAACAAGATAAGAATAAGGATATATGCAGCAATTCAATTAACTGAAGATGAATGCAAAGACATAAAACGTAGAGTTAATACTTTTCAGGATTTTGGTAACGCTAGGAGATTTCAATGAGCACAACATCAAACTTAAATGAACTAATTGAAGACTTGACAAACTCAATAACAACCCTAAGAGAGGCGATAAATAATAAGTGCTGGGAAAGTGTGGCGTGTGTCTATTGTCAGCTGAGTGGAGAAGAAATTGAATTGGAGAAAGAGCCATCACCAACAACTCCCAATCAGTACACTGATGTGATGCGTGCCATCAAGGATCTTCAAGTATCAATCATGGGTGTTGATTCCATTGCTGAAAAGAATCCTGAAACACCAAAGAAGAAAGCCAAGAGAGCCAAGAAAGCAACCAAAAAAAAGACAGCCAAACGCACAGAGACAACCAAAATAAAAGATCAACCGGCGAGGGTCAGGGAAAATAAGTTTGATTCTATGACTGGTCTAGATAGGGAGGTAAAAAGCCAGCATGGATACGATGCAATACAAGACAGAAATCAAGAATTCGTGAGACGGCCGCGACCGGCTTATAAGCCAGTCACGGCAACATGTACAAACTGCGGTAGGTCTGAGGAAACAAACCCTATACTGGCAAAAGCAAATTATTCATGCACACGATGCCAATCAAGATCGGGTCGATAATATGGGTAAAGAACTCACAAAATCAAACATACCATCAGAAAGATCTGTTCTCTCGGGAATAATACAGCACGGTAGGGAGTGCTTGCTTGAGGTTGATCTTTATGTTGATGAAGAGAGCTTCACCCTTGAACAAAACAAGGTTCTGTTTAAATGTGCAAGGCATTCTCTAAATGAGAGAGAATCTACGTCCCTTACTGACATCCTTTCTTCGGCTAGGACGCTAGGTCTTGACCAGATCGTGGAACGGGACGAAGTTTTGCATCACCTCAATGGACTGATAAACACACCAATCAGACTTGAGTCGGTGGAACATCACGCAAAGATCTTGAAAAGATTGCAGTTCGCGAGGACCCTCCAGCAAAGCCTGCGTGGGATTTATACCGATCTTGAGAACTCGGTTACTGGAGAAGAGACCATAGCATCGATACTGTCTATGGTAGAATCTCCAATTCAAGATATTTGCATGTCGTTTATGCGTGAGGATGATTTTTCACCACGGTCGATAGGGGATGGAATACGTGAATACATAGAGCACGTAAAGCAAAACAAAGGAAAGTCGATTGGAATACCGACAGGATATGCCGCTTTTGATCAATCTATCGGCGGAGGTTTGAGGCGAAAATGTGTAGATCTAATAGCTGCTAGACCAAAAACTGGCAAGTCTGTATTAGCAGACAATGTCGCATTGAACATAACTACGAAGTATGGAATACCAGTTTTAATGCTCGATACAGAAATGAGCACGGAGGATCATTGGAATAGAATTACCGCCAACCTAAGCGGCGTTGAAATAAATAGCGTGGCTTCGGGTTCATTCTTTTCGAATCAGTCGAATGTTGATGCGGTCAATTCGGCTGTAGAAAAAATGTCTTCAATACCGTATGACTATGTGAGTATTGCTGGCAGGCCATTCGACGAGACACTTTCCATAATGAAGAGATGGCTTCTAAAAAAAGTCGGGTACGATGAAAACGGGAGGCTGAAGGATTGTGTAATTATTTATGATTACCTCAAATTGATGACGTCTTCTAGTATTAGCAGCAATCTCGCCGAGTTTCAAGTACTTGGGTTTCAGATAACCGCTCTACATAACTTCTGTGTTGAGAACGACTGTCCATGCTTGTCGTTCGTGCAATTAAACAGGGATGGAATAACAAAAGAAACAACAGACGTCGTCTCTGGGTCTGATAGGCTTGTTTGGTTATGTACGTCATTTTCAATATTTAAGAACAAAACCGAAGAAGAAATAATGTCAGACGGAATAAGCAATGGAAACAAAAAGCTGATCCCTGTTGTTTCTAGGCATGGACCCGGTATAGGTGATGATGGATACATATGCCTCAATATGGATGGTTCCTTGGCGAGAATTGAAGAACTTGGTACAATTAGGGAGTTAAATAGAAATGCAACAAGAGGTTTCCCGGAATCAGAAGATTCGCAATCTGCGAATCAAAATGATGAGACGCTTTTCTGATTTACTAGAGTACTTTGATTTATCTGATTCATTTTTTGAGTGCGATGATTTACTGGTTGGGTGCTGTCCCGTTCATGAGGGCGATAATTCTTCGGCGTTCAACATTAATATTGATGAATCCCAACAGGGTAGGTATGGTCGTTGGTTTTGCAATACAAGGTCATGCCATGATGAAAAACCCGGAAAGGACGTTATATCGTTAACATGGATGCTTCTGGAAAAGAAGAGAGGGAAGCAGTTAGTGTTTCGCGAAGTCATTGATTTCTGTGAGGAGTTTTGCTCTGGCGTAGAACTGAATACCAAAAATCAGTCGACCGCCACAAAAAGAAAAACCAAAAGAAAATCAAGAACTGAGGGGAGAAAAATAACCAGGGATCGTGTACGTAGGTATCTGACTTTTCCATCACAGTACTATCTATCAAGAGGCTTCACGGAAGAAGCACTGAATGAATTTGATGTCGGACTTTGTATTGCCCGTGAAAGCAAGATGTACGGACGCATCGTGTTTCCGGTTTATGATTCTGATGATACATATATGGTCGGCTGTATCGGGAGGTCGGCAAGACAGAATTCCTCCAAGTGGATAAATCAGAAGGGGTTCAGTAAATCAAACTTTTTGTATAATCACGGCAAAGCAATAAAACGAATTAAAGAGACTGCGACTATAATAGTTGTCGAAGGGGCTGGTGATGTAATACGATTGTGGGAAGCTGGAATAAGAAACGCGGTAGGAATTTTTGGGTCAAAACTAAGCGACTCTCAAGAGTTCTTAATACAGTCAACTGGAGTTTCTAACATCGTTGTAATAACAGACAATGATGATGCTGGAAATAACTGCTATCAAGACATTGAGAATAGACTCGGAACGTTGTTTACTGTGAGTAGAGTTGCGTTAGGCGAATTCAATGATATTGGTGATATGTCGGTAGAAGAGATAGACTCGGACATAAAGCCTCAGATAAAAGGTAAATACTGATGACTGTGATAATAGCACTGTGCGGGAAAAAGCAGTCCGGAAAAGGGACTCTTTCTAATTTCATTCATGGTTATGAAATGCTTCGAAGCGAATCGATCAATAGCTTTTCGATTCACCCAGAAACTGGGGAGTTTTTTGTTAAATTCGATTACACCGACGAGAATGGAAAACAGGCTTCGACAGAAGGGTTTATGGATCTCTCGCAAAGGAGTCACCAGTTTTACAGATATGCCGAGGATAATATATGGCCGTTTGTCAGAGAGTACAACTTTGCAGATTCACTGAAAGAGATTTGCATGACGCTTTTTAGAATTCCTTACGAATGTTTGTACGGAACTGACGAGCAAAAGAACCAACTACAAGAGCATTTACTGTGGGAAAATATGCCGGGCGTTTATGTTGACAGACCTGCTTTTAAGAATGGTAATACAGACCCAAGTGAATTTGGGTTTGTGTATCATACCCCAGGCCCAATGACTGCTCGTGAATTCATGCAATTTTTTGGTACAGATGTTATGCGTAAGATTTATGAGCCGGTGTGGGTTGATAACTGTATATCTAGGATTGCTGAGGATGCACCACCAATCGCTGTAATATCTGACTGCAGATTTGTCAACGAGGCGAAAGCGGTCCAAAATGCTGGCGGAAAGGTCATTAGGTTAAAAAGGTCTTTACACCAAAGCTCTCACGAGAGCGAGACACAGCTAGACAGATACGATAAATTTGATGCTGTCATCGAAAACCAATCAATGACGATCGAAGAGTCGTGCGAGTCATTACTAAATGAACTCGTAAGGCTTGGATGTATACAAAGGATGAAAAACTTTGGGAGCCAGAAAAGAAATAGGGATGGAGAATTTACAACTTCCCCAAAACGATTTGAACTTAGATAATAGTTAGGAACATAAATGATAATTTGTTACCATAGGTCTTCATCTCTAGGCACCTACGAAATGTGTCAAATGAAATACTTTTTCCAATACGTCCTTGGGATGAAAGACAAAACCAACAAAAAGGCGGTGATGGGAACAATTTTTCATCGCGTTATGCAGGTTCTTGCAGATAAATCCATAGCCCAGAGAAACAGGAAGAGAAAACTAAAAAACGACGATATTCAGGATATGACTTTTTCTGAATGCGACAATATTGATTTTGTAACAAGGGTTTGTTTTGATTACTACAAAAGCCACGAGGAAGACGTTGGCCTTGAAGAGGCCGACTTTCGCCAATGTGTTCGATGGGTAGAGAAGGCGTTAGCATTTAATGGTGGTGTGATGGACCCAAGAAATCAAAACATAGAGGCGACAGAGCAATTCTTTGATTTTGAAATAAGAAAAGATTGGGCCAAGTACCATTACGAGGTTGGCGATACTGTTTTTGATGGATACTTATCTCTCAAGGGGACGGTTGACGTAATTATACGCGAAGAAGGTATGTATTTTCAGGTTCTTGACTACAAGACCGGACAAAGAAAGAACTGGGCGACAGGAAAGGAAAAAACATATGAAGACCTGTGTGAAGACAAGCAGCTGCTGCTATACTACTATGCATTAAGAAATATTTTCCCAGATAGGACGTTTTATGTTTCCATTTATTATGTTAATCACGGCGGCGTTTTCGATATTGTTTTTGGTGATGAAGACTACGAAAAAGCTGAACAGATGCTACGAGAGAAGTTCGAAGAAATAAAGAGAAAAAAACTCCCGAGTCAAATATCTCCTAGTCATACTGACTTCAAGTGCCGACGATTGTGTAGATTTTCCCAAGAATATGAAAATACTGGAATGAGTACTTGCCAACACTTCCACAGGATGATACGATCAAAAGGGATGGATTATGTAGTCGCCAATCACGCCAATCTGAATAAAATTGGCAAGTATGGTGCTGGCGGTGGAAGGCTTGAGGAAAGCGACAAATGAATCACACAATAAAGTACAAACCAACAAGAATTCGAGAAAACTATGCTTAGAAACAAAAGTCACTACTCTTTAACGTTGTCGACGTCAAGGGTCGAACAGATAGTTGGGAAAGCCAAAGAGCTTGGGTATTGCTATGCAGGTCTGACAGACTTCGCGACAATCAGCGGCTGCGTAAAGTTTATTCAATGCTGTAAAAAGAACGGAATCAAGCCAATCATAGGGTCAGAAATTGTATTGTCTGACGGTGGTTCAATCACGCTGATATGCAGGAATAAAGAGGCGTGGCGTGAGTTACTCAACGTCACTTCAATTGCTAACTCAGAAGAAAATCATGACAAATGCCCAAAAATACCGTTTGATAATCTGCTGTCATCGATAACACCATCAAATTTTGTGTGCATCGATGGGTATGTCGGAAGTCGACTTTTCCACAATATGTTTAGCAGCTTGGAGTGCGTCTTCAACGCACTAGACGCAGACTCTGTTAGCGGCTGTATAAGCAGCGAATGGGATCTTGACGCCTATATTTCTAATGCAAGATCTATATTCTCACACTATTACGTCGAAATAGATTTAAGCCCTGGTGACGATAGCTTTCCAGTGATCTCGGTTCTTGGCGACATGTTGCATGGCTTAGATTGCGTCATACCAGATACGTCAAGTTACTACCCCGATCGAACAGACGCTGTTGATCACAGAGTTCTTGTGTGTGTAAGACTGAAGACAACTCTACGAAAACTGGCTGAAAAAATAGACGAGACCCAAGATATAAACCTACTGAAGTTTATCAGAAGAAGTTCTTACAATATCAAATCAATGGCTCAGATTACCGAGTGGTACAACGAGACAGCAAGAGCAAACCTTGAAGAGGTTGTTGGGTTGTGTGAAGACATTGAAATACTCTCACGCCCACGCCTTCCGCACTTTGAAACGCCGAACGGCGAATCGGAGAACGAATACCTGAAGCAACTCTGCAGAGATGGATGGAAAAAGTTACTGCTCAACAAAATACCCAAGGAAAAGATTAGTATCTATAGGGACAGGGTACTTAGCGAACTTTCCGTAATTGAGAAGGCGGAACTGGCTGGGTACTTTCTGATTGTACAAGACTACGTGAATCACTTCAAACGTCTTGGGTGCTTAGTTGGACCCGGCAGGGGTTCTGGAGGTGGATCGTTAGTTTGTTACCTGACGGGTATTACGTTAATTGATCCAATCGAATATGGTTTGATTTTTGAGCGGTTTTATAATGAGGGTAGAAATACAGAGGATCATGTATCACTTCCTGATATTGATGTCGACTTTCCTCCAGAATATAGAGACGAAGTAATTAAGTACCTTAGAGGAAAATACGGAGACTCAAGGGTCTGCCAAATGCTAACATTTGGAAGGCTTGCTGGAAGATCAATATTAAAAGAGGTTTTGAGAACAAACGAGTCATGCACGTTCGACGAAATGAATAGAATAACAGAGGCTATTCAGTCGGAGTCTGCCATTTCAGACCTTCTGGAGGAAATGGAAGACCCTTCAGTTATTAGATGGACGCTAGAAAATGATAGGGAGTCATTGGCCGACTATTGCTGGATCAATAGCGAGGGTGTCATAGAGGGGCAATATGCAAGAGAGTTCAATCAAGCCATGCGTATGGAAGGCATCTTTAAGACACAGGGAAAGCATGCCGCTGGCGTTGTAATTGCATCAGACAATTTAGATGATATATGTCCAATGGTAAAGGCGTCTAGAGGCTCTGAGAAGATTGCCGGTATGGAAATGAACGACTTAGAATCTATTGGTTGTGTTAAGTTTGATATCCTCGGGTTATCAATACTTGGAAAGATAGCAAGAACATCAGAAGAATAAGGGGTAATTTGTGAATTACAGAGATTATATTGTTTACGACTTTGAAACTACATCAGCGAACCCAAGCACAACCCAAGCGGTGCAAATTGCAGCAGTTGCGATAAATGGGCGAAAACTTGAAATTAAACAGGCGTCTGAGTTCCAGTCTTTAATCAGACCAGAGTTTGATCATGCGAAATGTTCAGAAATGGGTGTTGATCCACTCACACAAGAGTCGATAAATATACATGGAAAGACGGAGGAGATGCTCAGGGATGCACCGTCACCAAAGTCTGTTTGGCAAAACTTTGCGGCCTATGTGGATGAACACAATTATAAGAAAAACGACTGGAATACTCCAATTTCCGTTGGGTACAATATAGATAAGTTTGACTCCGTAATTGCAGCTAGGTTGTGTAGAGAGTTTGGTCCAGAGAAGGACGGAAGGCCAAATATCTTCAATAGGTTTTATAGCGTTGACCTTTTGTCAATTATGTTTTGCCTGTTCGAAAACAACAAGGAAGTAAACTCGCTATCTGCCGATAACCTGATTCGCGGACATATGGGTTATGCGAAGGGTGTTGCACATGACGCAATGTCTGACGTAATAATGACCGCAGAAGTTTTTTGTAGAACGCAACACCATCTGAGAAGATTTGCATCCGGGCTTACCTTTAAGAATTCACTCAGGGCGATTAAATGAATATTACCGAAGCAGATGAATCTAATCAAGATGTATGGAGAATGTTTGGCGAGGGTCGCGTAAAAGGCTGTTTTCAAATTGAGGGGAGCCTTGGTAAGCACTGGTGCAAAGCAATCAAGCCGACATCAATACTTGAACTAGCGGATGTAATTAGTGTCATAAGGCCTGGAACATTAAAGGCGAAGCAGGACGGAAAGTCCATGACGCAGCATTACGCCGACAGAAAGAACGGTAAGGATGAAGTTCCATCACTGCACCCGTCAATTGACTCTGTTGTAGATAATACATATGGGGTCATTGTGTATCAGGAGCAAGCGATGGAAATCGCCGTGAAAATGGCTGGTTTTAACCTAAAGGAGGCGGATGATCTCAGAAAGGCGATCGGTAAAAAGAAAGCTGACCTAATGAGTCAAATCAGGGTTAAATTTCTAGAGGGTGCCTCCTCAAATGGTATACCGAACGATGTTTCTACCAAAGTGTTTGACATGATTGAGAAATCAGCTAGATACTCATTCAATAAATCACACGCAGTGGCTTATGCAAAAATTTCTTACTGGTCAGCATATCTAAGATACTATAGGTTTCTTAAATTTACTAGGGAGTGGCTACGTGACGCAAAGGAAAAAATCAACCCAGACCTTGAGAAAAGACAGCTTATCCTCGCGGCTATGTCGGAGGGGATTTTGTTTAGAGGTCCAAGTATTAGACTTCTCGAAGAAGATTTCACGATGTCGATCGAGGATGGCGAGCATATAATATCCTTTGGTTTATGCAATATAAAAAACGTTGGGTCTTCAGACGTTGCCAAATTGAGAAAAAAAATTAAAGACATTGGAATTCCGGTAGAAAGATTCAATTGGACCCTCCTTTTAATGCACGTCCTTACAGATGTAAATAAACGGGCTGTCAAAAGTCTTATCTCCTCTGGTGCATTTTCTGGTTTTGGTCAGAGTAGGACACGAATGCTTCATGATTTTGAGTGCATAAGCGAAGGCTTAACTAACGGAGAAATTAATTCCATTCGCGAATACTTCAACGTCCTTGACATGTCTGTAACTGAACTTGTTGAGCGTTTCTTAGGGAAAGGTCTAAAGAAAGAGGGTGGATTTATCTCACGTATCAGCAGAATGAATAAGGTTCAAGAGATTCTGTTGAGACTCCAGAATCCCGGAAGAGACCTGAGCGATAGTCCAGTTACTTACGCCCGAGAAGAAGAACGTCTTTTAGGTCATGCAATAAACTACTCGGAGTTAACGGCGTGCTCAAATGCGTCTCACGCAAACGCTACATGTCTACAGGTGAACGAAGGTAGACGTGGAAATTGCATCGTCGCCGCAATGATTACAAGACTCCGAGAGCACAGAACAAGCAATGGGGATTTGATGGCTTTTGCTTCTGCGGAAGACAATTCTGGAGAACTGGAGAATATTGTAATATTTCCAGACTTGTACGAGCAGAACAAGGCTATAATATACGAGAGGTCTACCGTGCTACTCTCTGGCGAGATAAAGGACGCCGAAAGAAATTCATTCATAGTTGATCGCATTTTTGAAATTTAGGAGGCTGATATGAACAGATGTACATTTTTTGGTGAACATGTTGGGAGTCAAACAGCCATCCATGGAGATGGAACACCGCTATCAGATGAAGAGCTTGCACAGGGAGAGCAGTGTGACGGGCTATTGTTTTCGGTAAGGGTTTTCAATAAACGGGCAAATCAAGCAAGAAGAACCGACGAGTCTATTATAGATTGCACGATTTGGGGTTCAGCAGCAGATTTTATCGAGGAAAATTTGATTCCGGGAGACAGGATATTGATAAAAGATGCTACGGCAAAAGTTGAAGAAGGAATAGTTACCTTCAGGATAAATGATTTTGAAATTATTTGAGGAGATTTTTAATGAAATCACATGAGTTAATTGAAAGACATAGTGACCTAGTATGGAGTATTGCACACAAGCTAAGTGATGACTCGAACCATCCCGACGACTTGGCCCAGTCTGGCTTTTTGGCTTTAATTGAAAACGTGGAAAAATATGACAGATCGAGGGGGGCAGAAACAACATTTGTTTACCATGTATCTAGAAACGCGATGCTCAAAGAAATTGCAAGAGCAGGCAAATCTTCCAAGAAAATTTTATCAATCGAATCCGCCTTTAATTGTGGTTATTCGGAAGAGCATCTCGATCTTGAAGATTTTGTTGGCCCTGACGCCGAACCGGATCTAAGGCGTGTGGTGACTATGAAATACAACGGGCTCACGCATAGAGAAGTAGCTTCAAACCTTGGGATAAGCAATACAAGAGTTTCGCAATTAATCAAGAGAGCAAAGATAAGAATCAAGCAACATGCCTAGAAAAAAACGAGTACTCTTTGTTACAGAGGCTAGTTATCTTAGTACGGGTTATGCGACCTATACAAGAGAAATCATGAATAGGTTGCACGACTCTGGCAAATACGACCTGGCAGAGCTTTCTGGCTATGGCGGCGTTGATGACGACAGAAGAAGTTCAATAAAATGGCGTAACTACCCAAATATGCCAGAGGGGTCCAACAAAGAGCATTGCAGTGTATACGACTCGTCAAAGGTTAACCAGTTCGGGTCTTGGCGTTTTGAGAGGGTGTGCCTAGACTTTGAACCAGATATTGTTCTTTCGATCCGTGATTACTGGATGGATTCATTCATATACCACTCTCCGTTTAGGCGAATCTTTCAGTGGGCATGGATGCCTACTGTCGACGCAGCCCCCCAAAATAATGAGTGGCTGAGTGTATTTAGTGATGTTGATTACCTACTAACCTATTCAGAATGGGCGAGCAACGTCCTAAAAAAACAAGCTGGAAGCTCTCTGAACCTATGTGGAGTGGCCTCTCCGTCAGCATCTGATTGTTTCAGGCCTATGGACAAGGCGTCTATACGTGAAGAATTCGGCGTTGACAATAATGTTAAAATAATTGGCACCGTCATGCGTAACCAAAGACGGAAACTCTATCCTTTACTGTTTGAAGCTTTTTCCGAATACATTCATTCATCAGGGTTGACCAACACTTATTTATACTGCCATACAAGCTATCCTGATAACGGCTGGAATATAGCTAGTCTACTAAACGAATACAATATCTCGTCTCGCGTTTTGTTTTCTTATGTTTGCAGTTCGTGCAAAAACTTAGAGGTTTGCTACTTTAGAGATGCCGCAAGGCGGTGCGGGAAATGTAAAAAGTTTGACTCAAGACCATCCAGTGTCGGGTCTGGAGTTAGCGATGAGACGCTGGCAAAGATCTATAACTTGTTCGACTTCTATATTCAATGTGCTAACTCTGAAGGGTTTGGCCTGCCGCAGGTTGAAGCAGCGGCTTGTGGAATTCCATTAGCATCTGTTGAATATTCAGCGATGGATGACCTTATTTACAGGGCTGGTGCATATCCCCTAAAGGTACAATCCCTATACAAAGAATTAGAGACGGGGTGTTATAGAGCGACTCCAGAAAAAGAATCGATTCTGAATACATTTAGGTTGTTCTTCTTAAAAAAGACAAAAGATCAGCAGATAGAACTAGCGAGATCAACTAGGCGTCAATTTGAAGAAAACTACAGCTGGGAAAAATCAGCGGGGGTTTGGTCTGATATAATAGATCGTTCTGAGTATGCCGATTGGAAGCAGCCGACTCGGATCATTCAGACGCCAAACAATCCTGTGAATGAATTATCAAATGCTGCGTTTATGCAGTTCGTGTCTGACAATTATCTATATAATGAGTCGCATAAAAATTCTCAGTTTGTCGCGTCCCTTCATAGGGATCTCAATAGAGGGGTTACTGGAGGGTCTTTTGACGGATTCTTTTCGACAGAAAACTCACCAATTTCGGACTCAGTAAAAACTCCGCTAACAAGAGAAAAGCTACTTAACTTCTTTAGAAGAAGGCTTGATAATTACAACATCTGGGAATCAGTAAGAAACGATAGATCAAAACTTATAGACTGCGAGGAGAAATGGCTGAATTAAAACTAGCCACAGTTTGCAGAAACTGTGATTTTTATGACTCAAAAACGAGTGACTGCAGCATTGGCATACTGGAAAGGTTTATACAGGCCGGTGCCAAGGTTACGCCATCAATAGATGGAGAAGGTCCGGTAATACATAGAGTCTGTCAGTACAGAAGAAATAAAGGTTCTTACCCTGATGATTTAGACTTGACGCTTAGCGAATTAAAAAAAGAAGTTTATATTCGCGGATGCATCATTATCGTCGCAGAAGACGAAGACAGTCTAGTCAATACCGCCAAGGCTCTTTCTGTCACAAAAAATATCTCAAGATTCAAGATCGTTGTTGCACATTCACAGATAAAGCCTTCTAGAATACAAGAAATCTGTAAAAAAGAACTTTCGTTTGCTGAGTATTCTTGCGTTAAATGCTTTGTTTTTGAACCAGAGCAGATAATCAAAGAGGCATTTAAGCGTTGTAAAAACGGCTATATGTTCGTCGTTAGATCTTCGATGGAGATAGATCCATTAATGATCGATAAGGTCAATTGTGCGGTGAATTTAAATCTTGAACGTATCCTTCATGTAGAACCGATTGATGACAGCTATCATATGGCAGTTACGTCAGCGATAGCATATAAGGCCTTTCGTGGAGACATCGGAATGTCGATCGCTGAAAAACTAAGGAGTGTTCAGGGGGGTGGCGACGAGTTCATTAGGAAATGGGAGCAGATTAATGAATCCTATAGCTCTTGACTACATCATTGAATCGGCGGAGGACTGGGGTAAAATACTGGGACTCATTCGCCCTGCTGCTGCCGACGTTAGCGTGGTCATAAATGTATTCAATGCGAGCGGCGAAAAACTTGAAATCCCGAACGGAGTCGGGTGCGTGGAAACCACCAAAGACTCTGCCGTTAAGTCTGTACTTCAAAGCGTTTTTAATGGTGATGATAACCATTATAAGACCTCTGGATTCTGTATTCTAAGAGCTAATCATCTGGTGGAATTGTCGGCGATAGAGGACTGGTTTTCTAACCTAGAAAACGACATTGTGTACGGAGACCATACACAGGGTGGCATTAGGATGTATAGAAGGTCCCCGCCAGTAGTGAACATGAGCACACCTGCATTATTTATGTCAAAAAGACTCATAACGTCAGAAGTTTTATCAAAAGAAGAGGTTTCCGAAGAAGATCTTGGTGTGATTTTTTCGTCATGCGTCAGAACAATACATGTCCCGAAGGTTCTTTCTAGGGTTTTTTAGTGTGCGAAAATCAATGCATATTTGCGGTACTAGAAGAAATGAAACAGAAAGAGAATTGAGTTTTGTTATACTTTCTGCCGGTTATGTGACACAGAATGGAAGACAGTGCTCGCCAGCATTATGCACCGATGGACCAAATCAATGCGTAATCGATAGACAGATAGAGACAATAAGAAAAAAATATCCACGCTCCGAAATTATACTTGTCGTTGGGTTTGACTCTAGCGATACAATTGCTTATGCGATATCTAGACATAGGGACATTAGGCTTGTCGAAAACCAATGTCACGAAACTACCAGCTCGCTAGAAAGCCTGAGGCTTGGAATTAATGCTTCTACAAAAGGCCCAACATACATCATCCACGGTGATAGAACTTTTAACGAAAGCACGCTATCCCCGATAAAAACTACCAAGTCTTTTCTTTACAGTCACTGCAGGATGCGTTCCCATCAAAATCTTGGAATTTGCCACAACAACGGATCGGTAGTAAATATATCTTACGGGCTAGAGGATGTTTGGTCGGAGATTGCATACATATCGTCAGAGAACTATGACGTTTTTAAGCTGTTATGCAACTCGCCAGAGTATGGATTTTTAAGTATTTACGAACTACTAAACAAAGCGTCTGAAGTCTTTGATTTTTACATTGACAATAGGGATAGCATAAACATAAAACCGATAGGAGGACTGGAATGAAATTGCTTGTGCATGGATTTAAAGACCAACCTATGTATAGTTTATTTAACCGACTAGCCTCGTGCTTAGAGGCGAATGGACAGCATCAAGTGTTATTCTCGAATCAAGAAAGATCAAGTGACACAAAAGCAACAAGAAGCATCCTTAAAGCAACTAAACCAGATGTTGTTATTTTTAACAAAAAGACACAGCTACCAAGCAAAAGCAATGCTCGGTCTTTATACCTAGATGTCGCTAAAATAGAACCGTTTGCCTATTTGCCACAGTCAAAACAGCAAGAATTATCTCCGATTTATTTTTGCGATGTCGTGTATATAGGTAACCCAATGGTTTTTGGGGAAGGATTGAAGATACTTACAGAATCTGAATTTGTGTTTAAATTCTTCGAGAAGAGACCGGCATTTGTTTCCGGATATTGCGGATCACTTAATGGGGCGTCAGTGAGTCAAGATGTAATTATTAGATCGGCAAAAGCTGCCGTCACAATGCCTACAGATAAGTACAGGCTACTTAACATCATCGCGTCCGGCGGAAACCCCGTGGTGTTTCAAAACCCAGGGCAATTTTACCAAGATATAGCAAAAGCGATAAAAGGGGACAAATTCTTTGCGGGAATATCTAGGGATGACGTCAAAGATGCTCATACAAGTCACGACAGAATGATCGAATTCCTTAGGCGGGTAGGTTTGAGTAATATGGTAAGCACTGTAATCGAAAACAAAAAGAGTGCATGGGGAACAAAATGAAAACGATGATTTTTCTAGACAACACTGGATTCTCTCAAGCAAATCGAGAGTTGTTCAAATCTATCGAGAGAATAACCTCCTCGACATTGGAGGAAATTTCAGTAACATCGGCAGATATTACCAATGAATTTATTCATGTAAACACGGCGATTGTTAACCCTGAAGAGGTACACTCGTTTTGCGATGGTGTATTAATAGGCACAACAATAAATAATGCGGCTAAAGTAGTCGGGTCTGCTGCGTCATCTAGGAAAGTGCTATACCTTTATGATCTTGACTGGATGTTTACTGAGTTAAATTATGAGTTTATGCACTCATTACTAACCGACGAAAGACTCACTGTCTTTCTTAGGTCAGAAGACCATGTCACTCCCTTTTACAGACTTTGTGGGCGATTGCCTCATGGAATATTAGAATCATTCGAACTGGAGAAGTTATGGAATTTGCTAGAAAAAACAGATTAGTTATTACAGAGATGTATGTTCATCAAAACATGAGCAGCTACCAAATCGCCAAGAAGCTTAACACCTACCCGCAAAAAGTATTGCGGGCACTAAACTTTTTGGGTATCGATCGAAGAAGCTACTCTGACGCACAAAAGGTCGCCCTAGAGTCTGGTGCTGCCATGCATCCAACGGAAGGAAAAAAGCTGTCACAAGAACATAAGGACAGCATAGGATCTGCTAGGGCAGAAGCCTACAGCAGGATGACTGACGCCGAAAAGGAACGAATGGCTCAGATCAGCAAAGACAACTGGAAAAAACTAGGTCCAGAAAAACAGGCTGAAATTAGAGCTTTGGCACTAGAGCAAGTTAGAAGGGCGAGTAAAGAAGGATCAAAAACAGAGCGTTTCATTATGGAGGGTCTTCGGGATAACGGCTATCAAGTAGAATTTCATAAGTCAGGCCTCGCCCCCGGTAGCAATCTTGAAGTTGACATATTCATTCCGGAAATAAGAACCGCAATTGAGATTGATGGACCGCAGCACTTTGAGCCGATCTGGGGCCAAGAAAAGTTAACAAAACAACAACAAGCGGACGTGGCGAAACAGGGTATTCTGATAAGCCATGGATATAAAATACTTAGAGTCAGGCAAATTGACAAAAGTATTTCAAGAACAAAGATGTCAATTCTGCTACAATGTATTATACAAGAGGTGTCTGCTATTGCAGATGGGAAGGAACAGGACAGTTTAATAGAAATCGAGGTAAAGGATGGGCAAGCAGTCAGAATCTGACGAAGAGAACAAAAAGGAAATATTGCAGACAGATCCGGAGTGGAATGATCACGTAATGAGTTTTTTCGCTCCGGATGAACTCGTGGGGGAAGGAAGGGACGCAAAACCCAAAGTCGCTGGATTGAGGAGGGTTACAGAACTACTGATTGGTACGATCGTCAAAGGCGAAGTTAAAAATCTATTTCATCATCCTGATGATACACCAATAGGAAAAACCTTCGCCGTTTACGAAGTTACCATACAGACAGACAATAAATCGCTACCCGTTGTCTACTCGGACGCTGCCGACTCCTCTGCCCATAACACAGACTCTCCTTTTGAGGTGTTTGGTGCTGCGATGGCGGTCACTAGGGCAGAAGCCAGAGCGTTAAGAAAAGCACTAAAATTACGGCAAGTGGCTGCAGAAGAATGCTCTAAACTAACAGACAAGAAGCACTCAGAAAAAGAGGGAGCTAGAAGCAATAGATCACCAGATGATGACCATAGATTGATCAATGCGGATCAGGAAAGATACATTACAAGCCAGTGCGAAAAGCTGGGTGTAGATGTTGTTCAGTTTATCAATAGCGGAGAAAACACATACCCAACAATAAAAGCCGTACCACATGAAATCGCCAAGAAAATGACACAGAGAATCAATGAATACAAGCAGGGCGTAAAGCCAATTCCAGAAGAAATAAAGAAAGGTAAAGAATGAAAAAGTTTGTTTATACAACTGCAGACGGAAGAATCACAACTGAGTTTGAGGCCTCAAACGACAAGGATGCGTTTAGAAAACTTTCTTCTTTTCAAGAGATTTATGAAGACACTCCATCGGCGGTTATCGATGGTAAGCTTGTTTCTGGCGGAAATGTTTCTTATAGGACAAGACGCAGCAAGTACACGGACCCGAATACAGGAAAAGAGAAAGAGGCTGAGTTCTTTGAGAAGGTGGTGACAGACGGGCCGCTACAGTGGTTCAAAAAGACTTATGGCGTACTCGACGATGGAACGGATAACCTGTTTCCCAAAAGACCAACGCCGGACGAAGTAGAGGCCGCAAGAAACAGAGGTGACACAATCACTCTCGGTCATAACGGATGGCACAAGTACAGTCGTGGAAGAGGTTCGCAGTAAATAAAAATCAGTTTGTCGTTCGTCTGAGTTGCTGTGACTCTTATTTTTTGGTTTTAGTTCTATAAAAGGGGTTAGAAAATGAAATCGTGGAGAGTGTTGATGTTGATGTTGAGTTTACTGCCTGTTAGTACCGGCAGTGCAAGTGCTGGGTTAGTTCTTGAATTATTTATGGGTAATGGGTACGATGTCTACAACTATGTCCCAGAGCCACCGATTTCTGACTTTGTTGTCTCATACGACCCGTATGGGCCATCGACATGGGTTGATCTTGTTCCATACAACCCAGAGGACTGGATCGTTGAGGAACCTTGGCCCCCCAACAATTTCTGGGAAATTGATCCGTGGACGCCTGAGCCGCTTGGGCACGACGAGTACCTAGAGAATCTGGAGCGTCACTGGGAATTTTTGAAAAATCCAGACGGGATGGATTGGATGCGTTTAGGTAAGAATTACACATTCGGCCCCTGACGCAAAAGGGGTGTTGGACTGACCGCCGCATTATGCGGGGTCAACCGTCGTCACGATCGTGACTGATATGTGTTTTGATTGCTTTCCGGTCGCTGCGATGGACAGCGGCCGGACAGGGTAGAGGGGTGGAGGTCGGAATTGTGGGAAATGATGTAATTGAAAGTGTGCTTGCGTCAATTTTCATATCCGCTATTATTTTGATTTTTTCGTTTTTGTTTTTGAATAGAGACCGGAAGCAATGAACACACAGAAATTCTCCCAAGAATGGGAGGAGGTTTTGCACGAGGTGAGTCAGGTGACTGAGCGTTTGGTTGCTTTTTCTGAGGATTTAGAGGCTGTGGCCAATGGGGGTGACCTGACGGAAAAGCAGAGTGATGCTGTTTATTTTTTGAGGCTGTATTCAATAGCATCCTCAAGCCTTTTCCAATCCTACCTAAACTCGGAATTGGAGGAGGCGGAGAAGAAAGAATAAAAGTATAAAACCTCAAATGTGAACCCCGAGTTTTCTATTTAGTTCTACCATTTGCCATCTGGGCATGAAGAGCTTAACCAAGCTGCTTTGAGTGGAACGACGCATCCGCATTCCATGCATCTCTCTTTTGTTTTGTCATATTTGCTGCAAGATAGACAGATAGACATTCTTGAGTTAGTAAGTTCCTCATCGGCTTTTTTCATTCCGTGGAGCAGGTGCTTGGTGGCAGACTTAATAAAGTTTGTCGCTTGTTTACGGACTGGTGGATAAGATTTTCCGCCAGCTCTTGATTCCCATAAATTGAAATACCTAAGATCACGAGAACAAAGCCTATACTCGGACTCGTTCTTTTCAACCCCATGCCTATTGCAGTACCCAGATAGTGGGCACTCACAAGGTGTTTGCTTTTTTGGCATAAAGTACCTCCTTATTATTTCCTTGGCATGGTTTGCACGGTGTGCTTATTGGTTTATCCGTATCGACACAGAAGGAAGATACATTTAATATTGGATTCTTGGGTGCTACCGCACCAAGCCTCCCACGCTCCCACCCTATCCAAAATTTAGCACCACAATCTAAATCCATTGCATTGCCTTGACATATAGAAAAGTAATGATCATTTTTATAAATTTGATGTCTTTCGCAAAACCCCGGCTCTTCACATTCACAATATTTATTCATGGATCGTGATGTTTAGAGTGACCGACTGTGTTGGATCGGAAGGGCAACAACCCAACCCAAAAGAAGCAACCGACCCAGAGATTAAAACTGGATCGCAAGAACCTCCACTTAACGACGCTCCTGTTATGCATGTGCCCCAGTCTACACTAGCTGATGTGAATGGGCACATAGTCTGTATTGTAAGATCCTGCCCGCACAACTTGGCGGTTCCAGAATAATATTGATTAACATCGCTCCACATAAGACTCATACTAATCGATGAACAGTTTTCACAATCAGTCGTTATATCGGCTATCAGCGATGTTGGGTAGTTCGTTCTTCCGTTTGGACAGCAGTCATCAATGTGAATTGATGGTATTTGACCACAGCTTTTGCAGATTATTGTGAACACGACTGGATACGGCGTTGATGAATATTGATCAGCCGCATGAGTAAGCTCCCATCTCAAAATGGGCTTTGGACATGTTGTATTCTGCAGTATTTCCCCGAGCAATATCGGGGTTGGCGTCGTGATTATGTCGAGTTCCCCAATGTCAAGATGTGCATAGCATCTATTATCCTGAGAGCATGTTAGTATATCATTTGGTGACGACGTGTTGAAATTTAGTTCTATCTGTCCACCAGCCTGATCTATACTAGCTATTCTTGCGGCGTAATCATCAATGTTTGTGCAGCATGCTATAGAAGATTTATTCCAGCACTTATCCCATACCAAGACTTGGTCGACAGCACCATTCAGATATCGTGGAGAAGTTTTTCCACTCTGGCCAATATAGAGCGAGGGGCTCACATTCTGAAGATTTCCAGTAAACGAGGTTGCGACTGATGGATCATCACCAACCTTGATTAAAATCTTCTTCTCTGAATTATCAATTTCTACATATATCTGATACCAAACACCTGAAGAAATTCCGCCTGTATAACTTGACGACACTGAATATTCTTGAGTCCCGTTTGACACAGTAAAAACAAACTTATTCTGGGTAGAATCAAACGAAAGTTCGTAAAGTGATTCCGCAACATCGTCCGTGTACTTGGATAGAATGCACATATCTTCGGATATTGAGTCTATCTTACACCATAAAAGTATTGATCCATCGTTGTCGTAAAATCTTATTCTTTCAAGTGGTTCTGTATCATTAAGCACCAATGAAGCACTAAGTGTCGGATCAAAATCTGCCGCATTTCCTACTTTACCGACCGTCTGGCCAACGGGATTAACCTCAGCGAGATCTCTGTTCTTGTAGGAGTCATACCTGACTCCAGAAAGCTCTTCCATCTTCCAGCATGCAATTAAACGCTCCAGTATGCACTTGTCATACTCTGGTCTGATTGACAAAGTTACGCCGAGCGGAAAACTCCACTCGGCAGTGCATGGATTTTCATTGTTAGATAAGCACGCAAAGTCTTGAATTGCTACTTGATTGTCTACAATCTCATCATTTTCATCAAGAATTAGAAGCGTACCGCCATAATCTAAAAACATACAATCGCATATACAGGAACAGTTACAGCACATATTTCTTAACGGGCTGTCGTCGTAGACGATATTTCCGGATGCGTCATAACAATTTCTTCTACCGGCTATTGGTTCGTGGTCTGCCGCAGCAATAGATATCGTTAAAGAGCCTATACTGAATGATGTGTACCCATTCCCCTGCGTACTTAAAGTCTTGCAAAAATAATCTGGCGACTGCCTTGCCGAAGATCCTATTTCCACAGCGTTTGTTATGTCGTCTACAGCAATGCCAAGTGATGTGCTGACTATTCCAAAATAACACTTGTTATTATCTATTTTAAAATGGAAGTTAAGATCTATGACACCATATGACCCAGCGTATACGGTCTGTGAATTAGCAGGCACATAAAGTGCTTGATCCAAGTCTTGTGCGGGTGATGACGGGGGGTAATAAAGGGTGTAGTCATACTGGTTTATTGAAATTCCATCATCGATTGTGACGCACGCATACTTAGGAACACAGGAGCAGCAAAATCTTCTCCATGTAGTGGATAGTGCTATTTGTTCGTCCGTACCTCCAGAAACAGAAAGTGACGATGGTTCCGGTTTGCATTGACATCCGTTACAGCAGCAATACTCGTCCCTACCCTTATCTACCATTATTAATTTCCTTCAGAGCACTGTAGCCTTCTACAGCACAAACTTGTTACTTCCCACCTAGCAGTTCCATTTCTTGGTTTTACATAATGGGCATACCCCCTTCTGTCAAAAAGTTCATCTGCTGGTTCATCAAAAAAGCAGCCATTCGCATCATGAACCTCGACAACTCCAAGCGGAGGTGTTATTCCAGCTATTGTATTCAAGTCGCCAGGAACATCCGATTCTGAATAACCATCGTCCCATGTATCATAAGAGCATAGTGCGGAAGTTGCACCGTCTGAAATTGAGTCTATACGAAACCCGATATGCTTAACCCCTTCTTTTCCAGATGCTGACCATACTTTTCTTGAGTTATCCCATCTCAAATCTACAGGGCCAGACTTCCATTTGTTCGGGTTTGTAAATGCGTCCGGAGAAAACTTCGTGGGGTCGCCAGTGGCGACTGGGTTTCCGCTAGAGTCATAATATATAGTCCCAGTGTCTGGAGGGACTGGGTTTCCATCCATCCCATAACCCGGCCCAGTAATTACAACAGGAGATCTTAGACCAACTCCACGAGCGAACGAACCTACGGTTCCGTAGTCATGAATCTGTGCGTAGGGAGACATGTCTTCTTGACTTCCGTCACCAACAGCCGAGAGCGAATTAAATGCTGCTATGTTTGAGCCGGACTCATAATATGTTAACGCCCCCGAACCCCCGACGCCAAGAGGGAAAAACGGATTCAACTCCACGTTTGTCGGGATAGCGGCTCCACTGTCTGGGTTTTCCCAGTATGGAAGACTTTGGTGTCCGCTTTCCGTTGTGTATGGAGAAAATATCGCATCAAGACTGACCGAACCAACGTTTTCGTGATCTTCTCCGATGTCATAAATGGCATTATCTGGAGTAGTGATCGACACAGAAACTCCATTGACTAACTTGGAGTGCTGGCCTTCATTGTAGTCCGCATAGATATTAACAGTCTTCCCGACGATGAATAGATTGTCGGGGGATGAAGAATTTACATCAATATTGTTTGTATCTGCCATTTGTTTCCTCAATTATATTATAGATTAACTCTTGAGCCTTGACGCAAGCTTTGTAATCCTATCCGCATAATATTTTCCAATTCGACCAAATTTAGGTGCAAATGTTTTCATTCCATAATTCGTCGTGACTTCGTTTGCCGAAAGGCTAAATGAAATGTCTGAAACCAAGGGTCCATTCTCAACCAACGAAAGGCCTATATTCGTGATTTTCGGAAGTCCGGGTATAGCAATTGATGCCTGCTCAACATAAAGAAAGTCAAAGTTTTCCACTGAATTCGCACGAAGCTGACCAACGGTGTTCATGGTGTCGTAGCTCATGTAATTTTCCGGCCTAAGTTCTTCAATTTGCTCATACTCAACTTTTGCCCCGTAAGCCAAAGAGGTTTGAGTAATCCAAGGTCCATAAACATATCTAGTTGACTCTTGAGGTATTCCAAAACCCGAAGGATGGGAAACAAATGGTGTCGAGTTGGAAGTAACTTCGTTTGTATTTGCTGCACTGTTCAGTGATTTTTTATATTGCTTGAGCCTCCTAGCATCGTTGGGTTCATCGCCGAATGAGCAGGTTGGAGACTCTTCCATCTGATTTATGTCTGCAAGCGGAGAATAAACTCTGTTTTGTAGCTCAACAACAGCAAACGGAATCCCTCCGGCGTCTAAGTAGGAGAGTTCAAGCCCCAGCAAAAACGGTCGAACATTACCCATTTCTGAATCGATGTCTATAGATTGAGCGAAAGTCTTAAACCCTGGCTGTATTGCTGTGTGAGGACTGTAAATAGAGAAGTACGCACTAGGCAATGTAACATAGTCCTCTCTTACAGTTACAGGGACAGATACTACATTGAATACCCCGTCGTAACTAACTGGCCTAGTGTATGTATTGTTCGAATATTCTGTGAATTTTTTGAAAAATCTCGTCTGGTTTGTCGGACTCCAAACTCTAGAGTCTGGAACGTAATCTATATAATTATTGCAATGTATTTCTCGAACTGTGGATGAGTTTGTTTCAAAATTGGCATAGGCTTTGATCCTTCCGCCAGATAGGAATTCCCCTTGTGGCGTTTGATATTCATCCCACTTTGAAGGATCTAGATAACCATCTTGGCTAATATCCCATGATGGGACAACGTAGTCCTGAACTTCTCCAGGTGTATACTCTGGGTTGCTGCGAAGGGAATAGGCTGGCATCTTGACCGCATACGTTTTTCCGTAATGGGTGTCGTATATCTCTCTTAACCTCTGCACCAACAGCTCGGTAAAAGCAACAAACCCCACACCAGCGATTCCACCGGCAACGCCAGAGAGTTCCGAGGTATCACATATAGGCTTCCTGCCAGTACTTGATGAACTCGTATTGTATAATCCTATCCAGTGATTAGCCTGTGACTGAACAGATTTCCCAAGGTATGTATAACCAACACCCCTGAAGTCCCGATACCTAGTCCTAATCGCGGCGGGGAAGATACTAGACAGCCTTCCTAGTTTAGACCCCTTGTTGGTACTCATCCAATCTTCCCATGATGGATAGGACCTAGCTGCCGCCTCCAGCTCTCCAACGCTCGCCAAATACAATCCATCCTCAAACACTGGTGGATAACCGGCCGACGAATCTGAAGTGAATCTTCCAAAGATATCGAAGCAATCAACAACAACAATGTCACTGATATACCTAATGTTAGAATTTGGCTGTGACGAATACTGAATTACATGCGGGCTTATCAGTGGCGTCAATACAGGAACATTCCTCTGCATCGGATTGTTTGGGGTAGCTATATTTCTTGCCTGCACATTGATGTCTCCCCAGTAGCAATAAACATCATGACTAGGGTCGGAATCTACGCCCTCCGCCTGCCAAGTACCTGGTGGTGAAACATTGTCTGTATTAACGCTCTTTATGTAGTTTACTCTAGACTGAAATCCACCAACGATAAATTTGGAACACGAAGCACCTTTATTTAGATTGACGGTTAGGTTTGAGGACTTCAATCTTTCGGTATCATCCACAGATATTTCTTCTGTTGGATAATTACCACCAAACGGAGCACTGGCGACTGGAGGTCCATCTGGGTGAACAGAGCCAGAAAGCCCTATATCGAGTGGTAGATCAGCAAGTTGGCCACTACCCGAACTCTTGTCTGATATCTCTTTGCCGATGACATATCCGGCGAGTGGGAATTTTTTGGGGCTGGTGACATTCCTGTTTTGTGTAATTACGACAATTTGCCCACCATAAATTGTATTGTTGTGCGTCAGCACTGGAATCTTTGTTGAGGTATGACCATCACCAAAATATTGACTGCCTTCCCCTGAAGGCTTTAATAAGTCCACATAAAATACATGATTGATGGTATCGCATATCTCTGATATGAACCCCATAAGGTCAGTGGCGGTGACTCTATAATCATTTGGTATAAAGTCTTTTATCTGATCTAAGAAGCCTAGTATGTCAAAGTTGTAGGCATAGGCACTGCTTGGATCTCCAACTCCGTTGTATGTTGTTGCACCGTATAGAATATTACCACCAAGCTCTGGAGACCCTGCACCCCCATTAACTAAGTGGTCGATGGCATAACCAAAGTAGTTGACGCTAATCCCGTCGCTCGTTATTGCGGAAGAGCCAAACCCTGTAGTTTTTCCATTTACCGATAATGCACTTGGGATTGCCCCGTATTCAGAATTTTCGTAAAGCCCAAACACATTGAATACATTGAACATATTCGACGCATTTACGTTTGAATTATTTGAGCCAAAATCAAGCTTGGATGAAATATTTGGGCCATACGCTTCTTGAGCACCGCCATGCCCGGTAAACCCCTCTGTGATCACGGGGCAGGACTCAAGGAGAAGTGTCGGAGATCGAAGTGTGGCTGTATACGTCTTTGAGTTAGGAGACGAGTTCCTGTTTAGTTCATCCAATATTCCGTAAAAGCGGAAAATAGGGTTCTGATCTTTGTCGACAATTTCAAAATATCTCGGGGAGCCAACGATGGCGTTTTCCAGTGTTTCGCCATCATCTTGTATGAGAGTTATTGTGCAATCTCCACCTTGCGAATCCCAGCTTGAATTTGTTCTAATCTCAAGAACCGTCAAGCCTAAAAACTTCTGTACGTCAAGATTAGGAGTTCCTGTTGCGGAGTCACTTCCAAAAGGCTCTACCATTTTTTATCCCTCGTATGTCCATTCTACATTGTAAGAGTATTGCCCAGTCTTTGGATTCCAACTGTCTGTTGGGGGTCCATAATAGACTTTTGTTCCTTGTGGTTTATATGTCTCAAATATTGTAGCAAGCTCTGACGCAGGAGGTTTTTGTGGAAGACAGTCGGCACCCATATCCATTGTGGCATTAATCTGCAAAGACCTCTTGTATTCACTGCGTGAATTTAGGTATTGGATTATTGGCTGGCTTCTACCAATTACTGGAACAACGTTTATTATCTGACCCGGATAAGTGTCTGAAACCTGTATGTCTTCAGTTCTTGCGTTGGTTATTACATTCGCTGGTCTATTGTCATAATTAAACGAATAAGAGATAGTTCCCTCTTGTGGATTTCTCCCAATCGCCCTAGAAAGAAACACAGGATTCAACGAACACGACCCCGCCTCGCTGTTAGCTCTGTCGTATATTGATCCGCTAACGGAGTCCCAATACGAAAGAGCATTATCATACCTGTTAACAGCACCATCCTGAACTCCAGAAGAGTTAAAGCCTGTAATAGTGCCGTTAATCGAAACTTTTGTTAATGGGCTGAGGTCATTTTCTATACTGATCTGGACTACCTCCTTGGCTGCTTGTCCAGATGGACCCATGATAAATTGTTCATCAATCCCGTACTGGCCGGTAAATGGGTTGATACTCTCCGTTACTTTCCTGTTGTAAACCGAGTACCCTTCTGGGAATCCTAAGAAGCTGAATGGACCGCTCGGATTGGTCATTTCGCCAGAACCTAAACCAATGACATTATGCACATAGCCACTCGCCTCATGAATCGCATTTATTAAGACCCCGTTCTCATAAGTCTTCTGTCCGATCGCCGACACGTTATGTGACACTGAGTATATTTTCTTTTGGTCTGTCGAACTCCCTATGGTTGCAGTATGCTCTTCATCTTCACTTATAGACCACTCATTTTGTGCGTCTGATACGTAGTACCCAAAGTTGTCCTCTGTTGAATCATCGCCAAACAACCCAACGTTTGCAGGTTTTGTAAGCTTTGACGTAGTTAAGGAAACAGAGTATCCGCACCCGTTAGTCCATCTTGTCTTGTCATCGAAATTCAGATCAGTAAGGGTGCAATAGGCGGTAATCCCTCTATTGTCAGCTTCGTCAGTAGCGGTATCAAAGCCTGTGATCTCTAATTTTATACCACTACCATGGTCAACCAAAAGCTCCCTAAGATGCTCTTGTTTTTTAATTATCGAGCCGAGATATCCATCTACACCAAGTGATGTATTAATTGGCTCGTCATCGGAATCGAAGTTGCCATAAGATGTTGCAGTTTCTTGACTGACTGTAGGTGTTGAGCCGGAAGATTCTGGATTTCCCTTCCAAGCGACAAGGTCTCCGTTGAGAAATATGCTATATTCTGCACCGATTGGCCCAGAGTACATATTCTGAATATACGTTTTCCCAATTGTAACTACCGGGGCTGGAGATATAAATATGTCGTTGATCTTTACTGGCACTTTTGTTTTCCTTTATTAACTAAAAGCCAATACCTCGCCAGAGTGAATATTTCTGTCATAATCTATCAGGGCTTTTGCCGTGTTTTGAGTAATCATCTCGGTCACTTTCGTTTCGATTTGCGAGAATACCTCAAGTCCGTTGTGGTTTACAGAAACGCTCACATCGTTTACTGCAACGTCGATAGTCGTCGGCATCCGCTTCAACATCTGCACCGCATTTACAAACGGTGCCAACGCCGACTGAATCATCCTTAGCTGATCTGCGTTAAAGGTGTTTGACATCCCGCCAAGTGCAGGAGCGGCAGGTCTTATTGCGGATGGGGCTTGACCACCACTAGGATTATAACCCTGCGTCATTTGTTGTCTCCGCCGATTCTCCTCTTGTCGCGTCTCCATTTCACGCCGCATTCGCTCTGCACGCTGAAGTCCTTCAATAAATCCTTGAGGACCACGCTGATCGAGCATCATGCGTTCTTTATCGGCCTGCCGATTTATTGCGAGGTATTGATCCTCTTGGAATCTTCCCCCTGATTTATTGCCAAAATACTTATCCACGTTAGTCGTTCTTTGTTCTTGGCGTGCGTTTATAAGACCCAAAACTCGACCCCGTGCTTGGCTATTAATTGTCTGCCTAGCAAATTCCTCTGGTGCAATTGCCCCAAACTGACTTTGAAAAACCTTTATATCTTCGGCCGTCAAACCTTCATGTTTTTTTTGGTTATATTTCTTGAAACTCCTATTTGATTCACTCCTTCTTTGCTGTGCATTTTGACGAATAGACTCAGAAACAAAGTCTATTCTCTGTGCAGGCTGTTGTTGCCGTCCCTGTTGTTGTTGCTGCCCATCAGGAGCTAGTGGAGAGCCCTTTAGTACGCCAGACATTCTTCCGTATAGGCCGGTCAAGTTCTCAACCTCGACAGACATTTTCTTGAAGTGATCGATAAGTATTGCAGATTGATTCGAGAGGTTTAATATCTCTTCGTTGCGAGCCGCTTGCTCGGCTTGGTTCGCTCTTCCAGCCAAGCTAAGTGCCGCCAATCCACGGGATGTTGTTCTTGATCTACCTATGGTAATGTCCTCAGATCTTCTTCCTTGAATCCTCGCTTGATCCTGTGCAAGTGCTTGTGCCGCACCCCGCCCGAGTACGGATGCAGATCCCCCAGCAACACCAAGATCTCTCTGTGTGCGTAACAGGGATTCTTGATTGGCTATTGCGGCAAGCAAATCAGACGCTTTCGCCGCTTCGGGGGTTGTTCCTTGTGCAATCTGACCGATTTGATCCAGAACCAGTCGCTGCATTTCGCTAATTTGGCGAAACGCTTCTGGTCCAAACATGTTTCCGCGAGCCATAGCAAACTGACTCGAAAGCTGTCTAATGTCAAAGTTTCCACTCAGTGCCCTTCCGGTCAATACCCTAGCTTGAGACTCTTTAAATAAAGTCTCCGGGTCTTTGCCGATATCACCAAGAAGTTCTTCCTGTCTTTGCTTCGCGATCTCTTTTTCTACCGCAGCAACTTCAAGTGCAGCCTCTTTTAGCTTTCCAAAAGACTGAATTTGACTATCTAATGCTCTGTTGAGCAAATCGATTTTTCTCTGCCTCTGCTCTTGGAGCAAAATATCTTCTTTTGTAGTTGCTCCAAACTTTTCCCAAGTCGTGTTCTGTTGATCTATTTCGCCCTGAAGCCGTCTAATCGTCTGTCCGATCCCAGTTGTATCACCAGCAAGACCACCAAGACCTACCGTGCCAAGAGAAATTCTTTGGCGTTCGATGTCATCTGCTCTACCCTGCAACGGACCAGCAGTTCTCCCAGTTGCTATTTTGTTAAACGATGCACGAAAATCAGCACGGCTTGAGAACGCCTCAACCCGCTTCGTTGACATCTGATCAAAAATTTCACTTACAGAGCGAAGACCTTCGGAAAACTTATTCAGTGCATCAATCTGGCGTCGATAAGTTTCTGCGGCCTTATCAGCTATTGGCTGAATCGGCTTAACAAAAAGTTCTTCCAGTAAATCTTGAACGTCAGACTGAGAGGTTGCACCTCCGGTTTCTTTTAGTAATTTTCCATACCTAATCTTAAAGTTGTCGATCTCTTTTTGAGACGCAAAAGATGCAATTCTTTTAGCGGCATCATCAACCTCTGCCTGCAACTCTCCTTCGTTAACCTCTATATTCTGACTCATGGTGCTAACTATCTGGTCGGCAATCCCGCCAGCACCAGCAATCTGTTTTTGCACAGCGGAAGCCCTTTGAACCTCAGAAACAGCAGCACCCATCCCCGGAGTTCTGTTAGATAGTCGACTGACCATAGACAAAACTCTAGTCATATTTCTTGGGTTGTCAATCTGAGTAATATCAGATATACTAGAGGCCCTCTCGTCGGAGAATGAAGACCGTGCTGTAAAATCAACAGCTTTGCTCATTAAAGAGAATGACTCATTAAGTCTATCAGATGATTGAACAACCATCATCATAGAGTCGTTCAATCTAGACTGAACAATGAACCTGGCTCTAATAAGATTCTGCTCTGCTCGAAACTCATTAAAAGCCTTAATCCTAGCTGTTCTTTCGACGTCGGCCGTTTTTGCTGCACTAAGCAAAGCTTCTTTGAATTCTTCCGCAACCTTCGGGTCTGATTGTTCTAAGTATTCAATATATTTAGCAAGGACTGGACCGCCAGCACTGAGTGCATCACCCCAAGTCTTAACGGCACCAGTCTGAGACTGGACAGTAGAGATCTGGCGAATTATATCATCTTCAATCTGCTTAAATGCTCCGGCAGAGTCTTCCGTGGCACCTTTTAGTGCTTCAAGTGCCTTCTTTTCTTCTTCAGTCGCACCACCAAGAAGCCCAAATGTCAAACTTTTTAGTGTGGAACCTTCTTGCTTATTAATCTGTCCCTCAAGGTCGCTTACCGCAGCCTCAGAATCCCTTTGGGCCGCAATAATATCAAGGCTATTCTTCTCAATCTGAGCTGTGTTTCCCTGCTTTTCTAGGTCTGCCCTTTGTCTATTTGACTTAGCGATAGCTCGATTTGTTGACGCAACAGCCACCCCCGCAATCGTTTGCTGTCTGAGTGTCTCATCAGAATCACTGGCCCATGCAGATATTGCATCTGCCGAAGCAGTAAGACCTCCAACAAAGGCACCTACAGCAGCACCGATCGGACCCGCTATCGCAAACCCAGCTAGTCCACCGACCGAAGCACCACCTGCTATAGACATATTCATAGCAGAAGAACCAAACTGTCTACTAGCTATGATATCATCAGCGGCAGAAAGTGCAACGGTTTCATTGCCAGCCTCAATCGCTTTTTGTCTTACTTTCTCTGCCCCAGCGATGTCATAAGTCCACTTTCTTATTTCTTTGAATGTAGTTCCAATCACAGCGGCAGCGGCAGCAGCGGCGAGGAGCGAACCAGCAACAGAAGAGGCACTACCCCCAGGGGCGGAAGAAACAAGTCCACGAGATTTGCTACCAAACTTGCCAACTCTTTCAAATGTATTGCTCAGCACCCCGCCAAAATCTATACCGACAGAAGATAAAGTACCAACAAAAAGACTGACCTGAGAAACAGCATCAATCATCGAGTTCGAAAAGGTATCTAGAGCTTTTCCGTTTTCATCATATTGCTTTCCTAGTTGTGCTAAGCTAGACATCATAAATGACATAGCTAGATAATCACGACCACCCTTAGGTTTTTTTTCAGATCCTTTCTTTTTGCTATAGTCATACCCCTGTTCTGAAGAAAGTCTCTCAAACATGGAAAATCCGACCGGGTCTTTTTTCCTTAACCTCTTCGCTTCTTTTTCCGTGAACGCACCTTTCCCTTTTACCATATCGAAGTATTTGCCCGCCGATTCCATTTGTTGTATATCGTTAAAATAGGGGCTATTGCTTTTGCTAAAGCCATACTTCTGTATTTTTTTCTCGGTGGCAATTGCCGCTCTCGATTCACCCTCTCTCGGCTCCGGCAATCCCCCTCGATTTTTTGCTTCCGGGCGGGCTCTCCGCCCTTGTCCTTCCATACGGGCCTTTTCCGCCTCGGTGCCAAAGGCTCTTGTAAAACCTCTCATCGTAGCCTCGTACACGCCTTCTTCCAGAGCATCCCCAATATCAACGACTTTTTGTCGCGGGTTATCAAGCTGTACCCAATCGCTTTTACTTCCTTTCTTTTTCTTTCTCTTAGGCTTAACCCCATCTCCTGTATTACCAGTACTAAATCTCTGTACCTCGACAGGTCCTCCCTGTGCGTACTTATTTATTTTGTTAAGCTTGCCATATCCATAAGCTTGGGCAGATTTTTGATTAACAACAAACTCCCCAGGCGTCAACAATGCAGGGATTCCCTCAACAGGTCCGCCTTGGGCGTACTTATTAATTTTAGAAAGACTCTCAACGCCAATAGCCTTGACGGCCCTCTTCCTAATTACAAACTCGCCAGGAGCAAGCATTGCAGGAACAGTATCGCTATCACCAACACCCGGAACCAATCCACCACGATTGAATCCAAGTAAAGACTTAACACCACGACCACCACCGCCAGAGAAGAACTGGAAGGCCCCACGAGCAACACCAAACGCCAAGAGCGGCATCAATGGCTTCATGGCAGTTAATGCTCTTGTTACCTCAATCACGGCGTTCGCGATAGAAATAAAGCCCTTAGCCATAAATTGAAACTGGTCACTGGAAACCATCTCGTTAATTAACGACGAGAAGTTTTTCTGAAGCTGGCCAAGTTTGAACGCAAGGGTTTCTCGTGCCTTCGCCAAGTCCTCCGCAGATTCCTTCTCTGCATTATTTGCGTCTGCCAATGCTCTCTCAAGGGTAGCGGTTCTCGTTAAAAGAGGAACCACTTTGGATAGCTGACGAATACCACCGATTTGTTCAACAACCTCGGCGAATCTAAGGTCACCCGGCCTAATATTTAGCGACTCTAGATCTTTACCAATCTTGATAATAGCTTCCCAAGGACCAATAAACTTACCACCACGTTCGAGTTCTATTCCAAGATCTCTGAAGTATTGGATTGTTTTAGGTCTTTGAAGTCTACCGAAGATTGTTTTGAAACCAGTCGAGATAGTCTCGGAACTTTCTCGGGTTGTAGATCTAACCGTCGTGATCGCGGCTAGTAATTCATTAATTTGACCACCAGCAGTACTGAACACACCACCAGTTCTAACGACGGCGGCAACAAGGTCGGAAGACTCAACGGCGTATCGTTTAGAAATTGCGTTAATAGCTTCCAATGCATCACCAGTCTGCTGTACAGTAAACTGGAATGTGTTCATGATAGCAATGAAGCCTTCTGTAGTTGACGACAAACTGTCGAATGTTGCCAGAAGGCTTGTTTTTGCTAATATCTCTGCACCTTTAGTAGCTTCCCTTAGGCTCAAACCTGTTTGAGACAGAGTTCTTGTAAGCTGTGCAACTTTAGATGAAGCGATGTTGTAAGTACGCGATATACTGATTAGCTCTTGGGAGTTTGCCTTGATTTCGCTAGTTGTTTTTCTAGTAACCTGTGCCAACTTAGCAAGCTCGGATTCAAACCTTAGAGCTTCTCTGTTCGCGTTCGAAATAGCCCCGACCACTTTATTCAGGACCGTGATCATTATCGTTCTTGAGAGAAGTTCTTGAAAACTCCCAAGATTAACGGTCAGTTGTTTTGCGGAACTATTGGTAGACTGAATAGCCTTGTCGATCGCTTGAATTTCCGACTTTGTCTTGGCAGCACCTCCTGGAGTAATCCGTAGGTCTATATTTCCAAGAGCATCCTCAAGCGACTGCCTCACTTTCGCAAGGTTGGCCGCACTAGGTTTTTGGAGATTCATCTCAACACTAAGGTTGTATTCAGCCATTTATAACCCCTCAGGAGTCAGGTGTTGTTCTTTTTGATCTTCTTCTTTTGGGTTTGCTTTCCTGATTGGTCTCGTTTACCGATTCCGCCTCTTCAGTTTTCTGAGGAAGGTCATCTTCAAACTCTATTGAATCGACGGCATCGTTATCGATAAAAGGTCTGTTGTTTATATCTACTCTCTCATCATCTTCACCAACACGCATTCCGTCTTCGTCAATTCTATTACCATCGTAGTCAACCCTGTTGCCATTCCTGTCGGTGAGCAGGTTGTCTTCATTAAGAAGTCCAAGGCGGCGAAGCATTCTATTCTCAACGAGCCCAGACTCATGGTCTTCGTCCAAGCCATAGGCATAATTAGCATATTTCTGTGCTAATTCAAAAACTCCAGGATCATTCTTTCGCTCCTTGTAGTCTGCGAGGGAAGAAAACACCGGCTTCTGTGTTTCATAGTCATAAATTGACTGAGATAATAGGTAGTCAAACCTTTCGTTTTCAGCCATCGCCTCCGCCGTAACCGAGTCCATTTCATTACGCTGAAGAAGAAGAGAAGCGATCTTGTTTCTTACTCTCTTTAGTTTAATGGAGGTTTCTCTTAGTTCGGATGCTTTTTTGAGTGAGCCACTTTTGATTGCGTATTCAAGATCAGCAACTTCTTTGGCGAGTTGTTTGTACTCACTTTCCTTTTCGTCACTCCAAAGGCCCTGTTTTCTCATGTGAGAATCAAGGGTTTGCCGCAGCAAAGCACCATCAGTCACGGCCTCTGCAAATGACTTTGCATAGACACGCTGTGCCGCCGTAGCAACTGAATCATTAGACCTCTTAATGAAGTAATCTTTTCCATCGACCGTAAACCTGTTATCCATCTTGTCTTATCCCCTTTTTAATTCCATTAGTGAAAATCAAACTCTGCGTACTGGCAGTTCTGTATATGTCATTCTTGTGCTTGAGACATCATAAGAATCAAGCAATTCTCTCATGGCTCTTACCTGAGTATTGCCTTTATTAAGAATCTCGGTACGCATTTCTTCAAACGCATCCGCCATCCTGATTTGTTCTTGATCCGGATTATCCACATCCCAAAAACTTTTGAGATGTTTTTCGACACTAGCTATAGCTCCGATCATCGTGGTCGTAATCCGCTTAGAGGCCTCTGACTGCAACCTTCTTTTTGATTTTTGCAGAGCGGCTCTATTCTTCCTTTCCATTATCTTCTCCTGTTATTTAATTGATTAGATTCCATTTGTATTTCCCTCCTATTAAAAGTCAATTGACTATCTTCTAATACACCATTTGATGATAAATCCCTACCCAAAGACCTTAATTTCGCCTTGCCTCGGGCGTCGTTCATATCATACACATTCTTCATTTGTTCTTTTGTTCTCGCGGGTATTAGTATTTCTCCGGCACCAGACGTTCTGTCTGATAGTGAAGATTCGTTTTGTTTCTTTTTGTCTTCTTCTTCCCTCTTTATCCGCTCATTTATAGACCATCCATCTATAGCAATATCATCCTGTATAACATCTTCCGTTGGGCGATCTGGGGATTGGTTAATCCCATCATAGTAATGTGACCAAGAGATTATAGAAGTCTGAAACCCAGTAAAAGAGGAAGGTTTATTGTCGAACATGCCCTCTTTCAAGCACTGCCAAAGCACTCTCCATTCCGTAGACTTGGCTAAATCCCTCAACCTAGACGATATATCTTGAACTGCGTTCATGTACGCCCTAGATATCAATTGAAAGCTGCATCCATCTTTTACAGGAGATCCATCAAGAAGCAACGAGCTGTGCTCAACTAAATATTGTGTGTATGCATAAGACTTTAAATACTCAGCGGTTACGTCAACAAAGCTATCCCTTCGGGAAGATATATCAGCTATCTTTTCCATTTCGCCGTGAATTGCTCTTTTAATGACTGTCTTTCTTGACTCATCGTAGAATTTCTTGAAGTAATCAACCTTCATCTGCTCAACAGTTTTTTCGATACCGCTTATTGAGTCAATTTCTTCTTGGGTGACAATACCCCTCTCAATAGCTAAATCAATAGAGTCCTGCGTAGACCATAAGCCAGAGAGTAAACACTCTTCGTAACATTCCTGTGCAAAAAAATCCGCAAGGGTTTTACGCCTTGCGGATGCTGGAATTATCTGTATGTATTTTGATCCGGCCCTTACAATAACAATTCCAGAAACTAGCAAATTTGCTAGATCTATCTTTTCCATCTTGGGTTTCCTAAGCCCTAGAACAGCTAGGGCTATGTGTCTTTACGTCAGAACCAGTTCTTGAAGTAACTAGAACCGGAGAGTGAGATTGGGTCGCCGGAATGAAGCAACACGAAGTCGTTGTAGTTACTCATCGAGTAAGTGTTTGTAGCATTTCCGCCACCAGCATCGCCACCGCCATAGCTGACGCTCGTAACCTTGTTTTTGTTTCCAAGCGAGACAACCATACTGTCATCAGTAACAAACTGAAGCGAGTGGTCAGTAAGGTTTTTTCCACCTAGTGACGGTTGGCCTTCTTCGTATGCGTCGATATTATCACCAGCAGTTGCAGTTACCTCGATCTCAGATGTAACTTCTACTGGAAAATTGACGTATCGAGTATAAGGTGCTTTCTTTCCAAGTTGATTGATAGACTCTCTACCAAGATCAACACTGACAGAGAAAGAGTTGACATAAACCCCGCCACCAGCAGGAATGTATGAACACCTTTGATTCAGCCCGGTTCCTGCCGCCGAACCTTCAATTCCGATAGCTCCAGTAGATGTACCCTCGATGAAGTCTGGGACAACCGTCCTGAAGTATTGAGACGCAGCACCAAGTGCAATTCCGGTTGACCCAACCACAACGTTCTGTCGTCTTAGGACACTATTACCAACACCCTGCGGAGTATCGCTGCCAAAAACGTTCGCATCAAAAACGTCAGCAAGCGTTCCGTTCGCGTCTTGAATCAGAAGGCCTGCAGCGTCAGACAGCCATCGTTTATCATTACCGACAAAAGTTGTGCTTTCTGTAAAGTTTCCATCGGTAGAAAGACTGATGGATTCGGAACTCAAGTACATACCAGGGCAATAAAGCTCTGCCAAGCCGCTGTTGCTTCCACCAGCAACAATCGCACTTTCTGTATCATAACCAATAACAGCACGGATATCCGCTCTTGCGTTTGCACGACCAGTCAGTGTTGGGTTCGCCGCAGAGACAGTGCCCGCATGATAAGTAAGTGTGTACCCGTCTAGAACCTTTTCGAATGTAAGCTCAATATCAGGAATTTCTTCGTAGTTTTCATACAGAGAAAGCTGACCAAGCTCAAAGATTGGGTCTAGGTTAAAGTTTGTAGAAACGCCGATAGATTGAAGGCCATGCATCACCATTAACTCGCCATTGCCATCTAGTGCTGTTGCACCAGACCCCGGCCAGCTATCAAGGACGCCAGTCGCGTTATGATCGCCAATAGCGACAGCCTGAGTCGCGTAAAAAACCCTATTATTTGTGTTGGTAGGATAAGCCATATTTCAAACTCCGTATTAGAGAAATTTTTCAGAATTCAAGTTATTATACACCAAAAAGAATACACTCAGTGGACACTTTGGCGGTGCCAACATATAGATTTGTTCCCAAAGAATAATTTGAGTCAATGGAAACATCAACTATTCTTATTTTTGGTCCGGGGTAACTGGAAACAAGGCTTGGGTAGGACATAGCCCCAGACACAGGAACGCCATCATACCCCAAAGGAAATGCATTGGCGGCAGCTATTAAGTCCGAACTATATGTATTAAATATACTCTCTTTTTGAAGAGTAACTATATCAAGCAAATGATCTCTTATATAACTGTTTTCCGCGACACAGTGAAACAGAAAGTTTGTTGGAACATATTGACCGCCACCAAGTGCAAAAGGCTTCATACTTCTGGAATTGACAAGCTCTATACCGATTGCAGGAAGTTGAATTCTATTTTGAGATAATGGAAGTGGGGTTTGTGTGTCCTCTGAATGCTCGGACTGTCTTTGTATTTCCTGAAACCAGCCAATCCCATCAACCTGACACACATTCACGTATTTATAGCTGTACTCACACTTAACACTAGAAGCGGCAGATATTGGAGAATCGAAAACAACCCTGCCGAGAGGGTGATTAATATGGTATGAGTAAGATCCCGTCTCTGATGGTTCATAAAACACATCATTTACATAAATGCCAGAAACGCCAGGGTAGGCGGTGGTGCTGTTTGTAAATGCACCAAGCCCAGACTCCCAAATCCAGTTGCTTCTAGCACCCTCCCACACTTGACCGTCTGTAAATCTAGGGTCTGACACGGAACGTAAAACAGATGGAATTCCTCCATAGTCGGTCGCCTCTCCAAGTGTAACGTTTTGATAAGCACCCTTCTCCAACAAACCATAGTCAAAATGAGAGATTAGATTCTCGCGAACATCATTGGTGACTGTGGAGTCTCCAAATACTTCAAAACCTTTTAATCTACTCATTTTATGCTCCCCACCACGGCGTTAGCTATTATCTGAATAATCTGCGGATGAACCTCTTCTATTGATCGCGTAATAAAATTATCATCAATAGTGCCAGAATATTCGTGATCAATACGGAAGGCGTCTCTTTTACGACCACTAGCGATCATGATCGAGTCGCCGCCAGACCTAGTGCTTCCAGCAGCATCATTAAAAAGGCGATACTCTGGAAGAATAACCTCTCCACCTCTAGTGAGCAACCACTCCAACCATTGAACGTTTTTACCTCTGCTGCTAACATACTGCCCTGTTGTTATTTTTTTGATCAATTCCTCAGTCACTGGAAACATCCGGATGGAAAAACCAAGAGCATAAAGACCCGATCTTCCATTAGCCGCTACAGAAATTCTTGATGTTAACTCAGAAATGATGTCTGAGGTTGTTGTCTCTGCGTCCGCAGCGTTCAGTCCGAATTCATCCCTGAGAATTCCAGACGTCAGCGATGTAACGGTAGGGGAATTTCTTATCTGCCGAGAAACCAGCTGTTGAACGATAGGCGATATCGTCGATGCTATTAAAGACTTATTTCTAAATGCCCTGTCTGCAATGTCACGCTTTATTATTTCTTGGAGTTGTGCCCCTCCATTCTTCAGGGAAATTCCTGCGGTGATTCTTGTGCTGGCAAATTTAGACATTATGCTCTAATCCAAACGCACATGAAATAATTTTGAGTCAAGCCATGAATTGTTGGCTCTGATTTTTTTTCAAACCTCCACTCCGTATGGTTTGTTCTTTCGGAGTCTATGACTAATGCGGTTGCCTTTTGTATTTTCTCTAAGTCTGAGTATTTACCTATCGTCATAATGGCTCCGTCAGGGACCTGTACGTTTCCAAACTTCTTGAAATCCTTTTGATCCCAATAGACGCGAAGTGTAATACTGTCAGAAACCTCTACGGTTTTATATGATTGAACCCCGCGAGAAAAAGACCCACCGCCGCCTGACGGGTGCATGCTATTTCTTTTCCTAAAATCAGGAAGGTTTGTTTCCGTGGTTGATATTTTATCAACATAAATTATTTTACAAGGCGTGCCAAAACCGCTCGTGCTTAGCATAGCATCTGCAGCCTCTGTGTATTTTGATAAAACCTCTGAGGGTATCTCAAAAGTCATGCAATGTCGCCAGTATAATATCTTACGTCGTCGAATCTGCTGTCAAGCACACCACTCTGTACGTTGATTTGATCGACCTTATTAACCTTCGGATCTATCTTTGAATTGTCAGTTATTAAATCTATCCCGCCGTTAGAAACCAAAAGGCCTCCATTGTTGTAATCGTTTGCTGGTACTGCTTTTGTTATGACGTCTGCCATGATAAATTACCTTATGTATTGGCGGCTGACGTTGTCTTGACGATAGATCATGTCGCTGCCTGGTGAGTAAGGGCTAAGTATTGCTTTTCCGACAGGGGTGTTTCCTGCGGCGTAGTTAAATTTGTATTCATCGTATTGCTTGCATGCAAACTCATAAAGAAACTTTGTGTTTGCAGCAACGGCCGTAAAGTCCATGGTGCTAGGTCCGTCAGTAATCCTGATAGCGTTTCTCGACTGAGTCTTCATTTCGCTACCAAGAATTATACATGCCGATTTTAGCGAAACAAGGTTAATGAAACCATCATCCTTATTTGCTGTCGCCAAACCTGTTTTTGGGTCTGTCGGGTCTGGATTTAAGTAGCATTGCTCTACGTCGACAGTGTAGGTGTTTTCAAATTGAACCTCAACCAAAACGATCTGTGCCGCTACCAAAATAGAAGTCTCTATTCTGGAATCACTGTATGTATAATTCGAAGAATCCAAATCGGAGATTAGGTGTCGTACAATTGTGGACATTTCGCCTTGCCAAGACATAAATCACCTCATATATTGCAGTAAACAGTGAAGGACTCTATGCTGCTTGAATAAGTCGCCCCGTCTATAGATACACGTCCTTGTATTTTGTATTTTCCGGGAGCACTGAAGTCCCCGGGTACAGAAACGTAATACATTTTGCCGTCAGTTCCGTCAGAGTGAAGTAGTGCTGTTTTTTCATATGATTCGCCGTCTGGCTTTCTCAGTGTTATAACTAGAGAGGATGCAGAGGAGATATCAACGACAGAGGTTCCGTTTTTTACAGTTGCGATTAACTGGGTGCCAATGTCGCCGACGTGAATTTCGCTTGCCATTATTTCCTCACAAGTAAACTACTGTTCCAAAAGATGGAGTTATGTTTAAAACAAAGGATTTCGACAGCGACAAGTCGAAGTTAAAATAAAAGACTTCTCCATTGAGTATTATTACCGATACCACGGACGAAAACGGCTTGTCGCAAATTGGTGAGTCACAAAACATTTGGCTCTTCTTCCTGCGTTGATTCCTTTTCTTGCCATCCGGGTTTTAGTGGGCCAACAACCACCCCCGAACTAGAAAAAGAAACTTCAAAGGCTGGTGATCTGTACTTGTTTGGCAGTTCACCTGGTGCTATAGTGTCTATCAGTTCAATAAACGATGAAGAGTTTCTTAAAATTTTAACAAGGCTTGCGACTGGTATAAACCTTAATATCCTTTCAAATTCTTCGCTAGAATGCCTGCTTCCCCCATTGGGGTTTATCCCATAGAACTCTTCGTAAGAATTAACCCAGTTTCTGTAAATACTGTCGATGCAGCTGTTTATTGTCAAGCATTTGTTTTTTGCAAATTCTTCATAATTTACTGTGTTTTCTAAAACTTCCACTTTGGCTGATGAAAGCATTTTCTTCTCCTGTTTTTTATTTATAAGCTTAGTTTTATTTTCACAAAAGTACTGTTGCGAGTGTTGTTTTAAAAATCAATTACGTTGTAGTTCCGTCAGGCAGAATCCAGTTGGTGCCGTTGTCGATATTCAGGTTGCCATCATCCGAGTTGTATATTATCCGACCAGCAGTGCCTGCTGCGGGGCGAGTTGCGTCAGAATAGACCTTGAAAACGATTTCTTCGACCGCTTCATTTTGACCGTTGATCTTTATACAGTTTTGTATGTGTAGATCTCGAACTGCACCTCCAGCACTACCCGCCGTCGTGTTGATTGTCGCAACGTTCGTATCCCAGCCGATTTCTAGACGTTCATAACTTGTGGTGCTGGTGTAGGTGTTGGCGATCGAAAACGTCTGGGGGTTGGTGCTGCGATGCTGTGACAGATGATCCGCTGCGACTGGTTGCAGATCAACCTGGCCCGGAGTGCTCCAATTGAGCTGCGACAGCCCGGTGATTGGGAAGTTGTTTACCCTAACTCGATTAGGATCAAGCGTCATCATTGCGGTGGTTCCGCGATAAAACCAGCCCCAGTTTGTCTGCACAAAACTAACCGCAGATAACTTTGCCGCTGTCAGATTTCCGGCGTCATCAATCGTGGCCACCGACCCCTGTAGCGTTTTGTCATCAGTGCCATCAGCCCGCAACACTGCGTTATCCGTGGCCCCAGTGCTGCCGCCGATTCCACCGCCTGCGGGAGCGGACATAGCTAATGATCCGTCGCTCTGTTGAGTTAATACATCTCCTGTAGACCCTTGGGATAAATCTATATCTCCTGTGCCTGAAGTAATAGATCCAGAAGTCAAGTCAGAAAACTGAAGAACTGAAGAGTCAATACTAAACTCAGTCCCGACCAACGACAGTCCAGTGCCTGCAGTGTAGGTCGTGTCTGTGTCTACCACGGTCTCTGTCGCTGTTACAAGCCCGGTTACATGCCCGTATTGGTCGAGGAATACGTCCTGTATATATGTTCTGCCGGAGTTGTCGCTGCCGCTTGCGGCAGAAACCGACGGATGCGAAGTCAGGTACCCGGCGTCATTGTTGAGCACGCTAACGTTGTCTCCGGACTGCACGACTGTTTGGTCGATATTGAATTCAGTCCCGACCAGCGACAGTCCGGTGCCTGCAGTATAGGTCGTGTCTGTGTCTACCACGGTCTCTGTCGCTGTTACAAGCTCGGTTACGTGCCCGTATTGGTCGAGGAATACGTCCTGTATATATGTTCTGCCGGAGTTGTCGCTGCCGCTTGCGGCAGAAACCGACGGATGCGAAGTCAGGTACCCGGCGTCATTGTTGAGCACGCTAACGTTGTCTCCGCTGTGAATCAAGTTGGAATCAGGAACCCAGGTTGATCCTGTGTACTTAATGCCGTCCCCACTAGAAGCCGCATCGATCGCAACATCATGTAGTTCATGAAGCCCTTCTTGTTGCGTCCACATCCTAACAAACAATCTACCAGAAGAGCTATTCCCGACCTTAGTAACTATAGCCACAGACATAGAGAGTTCTGGCGAGGTTGGAACCGAAGAACTTAGTTGGCCGTCGTTGTTCGGGTCGTTATAAAGCACGGTGCCAACGCTGTACAGGCTTGTGTCGTATCCTTTAAACGGGCCAAAAAATGTAACATCACCCCGACCACCGTTGGCTGGGATTGTTTCAGTGGCAAGACCAAGGATATACCTAGCTTCAACAGACCCATTTGTAACAGCCGGTGCGATTTTTATTGTATCGCCAGAAGCACCGTCTGACATAACAAGTGTACCCCTGGTTATATCGCTGGCTGTATCGTTTTGAGCCACCTCTCTTAGCTCGACAGAATAGTTGTCTTTCCAAGCAACATCAACGCCTGTGTCTGCAACCTTATACAATTCTTGACCCGCTGTGCCACCGGCTGGCAAAACGGTGTACCTAGAATCATTTGAAAATATGCTGATGCTGTCACCAGACCTAGCTACTGTACCGTCTACGCTAAACTGCGTGCCGGAGAGATCAATCCCGTCGCCAGCACTATAAGCTGTCCCAGAGCCACCAATAAGAGACCCATTAAAGTACAGATTTCCTTGGTTATTGTACAGAGCGTTTCCTGTGCCTATAGGCACCCCTGTTTCTAAATAAATACCGTCTTTCGCAAAAACGGCACCGTTAGAGTCAAGGCGAACTGATCTTTCTGACGGATAAGCGATGAAGATATAACTCTGACCTGATAATGAAATCTTGGAGCCGCCAGAGGAGCTGCTAAGGACCTCATCTCGGGAAATTACCCCTCCAAGGAATGTACCGACGCCAACCTCCCAGTTGGGAGTGTTTTCAATCGTGTAAAAGGTTTGATCGCCGCTAGAAAGAACAGAAGAAAACGCTTGATACCCAGGGATTGCTCCAGCAAGAACAATGCTCTCGGTGCCAGACGTGAGGGTTGATTCTTTGACTCTATTACCTAATTTTACTGTCATTCTGTACCCTTTTAGATGCGACGGATTCTATTTGTCTATACACCATCCAAAAGAAAAGGCGGGCAAAAAACTTGCCCGCCTTCATATGCTCTATATTCTGAACCTCAGAAGCTACCAAGCAGAACTCGACGATTGTCGAGAACGCCAAAGCCAAGCTCTGCAAAACCATACAGACCAGCTCTCTGCTGTCTACGGAGGTCGTCAGCGTCATAAACAGTAACTTCCTGCTTGATCGGCATCATGAACGAGTCATTTGCAGACAGGTCAAGTCCGACAACAAGCTCTACGTCACTATTAGGGCCGAGAGTACCACTTAGACTATTAGAGAAGTATGTTTGATATTCTTGACCTTCGCCAAGTTCATCAATCGCATGCAGGTTAACACCAAACACGCGAGAAACAGAGCCAGCGGCATCGTTGGCGACATAGATTTCTCTTCGAGAAACCTCGTCCAGCTGATCGATACCCCAGTTTCTCATTTCTTCCACACCTTCTGGAGAGATGTAGATGTCGGTAAGCTGACCACGCTTAACGGAGGCACTGTTACCCCCAGCGTTTCTTCGCATAACGACCTTCATTAGAGAAACGAGACGCTTGGTGAACTGACCAGCCTGAGCGTCGGCGTCATAGACGAGAATGTTTCTGTCAACACCAGCAGCAAGTACTGTATGCCAACCATCATCATTCATTTTCTTGACAAACCCAGCCTCAAGAACCTGAGTAGCACGCCCAACAATGTCCCATCTAGCTTCGCGAGCATATCGCTGCAGCCAGTCAACGGAGTTGGTAATCGTGTAGGTTGGGATCATCACATAGTCGCCCTCAACCGTTCGTTCAGGGATTCTACCGTGAGACGGTGCAACGTACGCGACAAAGTCAGATTCTTCCCCTGGAGACAGAAGGTCTAAAGGAAATTCTGTAGAAGCACCAGGAGCAACCTGAACACGTTCATAAATGTTAGAGGCAATATCTCCAACAAGAACGCCCTGTCGCAAAGGAGTTTGGATAGCCATAGCCAACTCATTCATCGCCTGAGTAGCAACAGCACGATCAGAAGATGCTGATCTTTGAATCATGTCCAGAACTTCTGGACTAGGTTTAGTCTGTAGTGTCATTTATGATTTCTCCCGATTTCATCAAGGAAGGTTAATTGAAACTTTGGCATAACCATCGGCATCCTTCGTGGAAAGGAATCTACCGATCGCTGACGCCGTACCATCTTGGCTGCCAGAAATTTTACCACTATCAGCAATGTAAGCTACCTGACCAGCAGTTGGTGTTCCGTCGATTTGATCGGTAACAACAAACCCTTTTGTCAAGATAGTGACCTTGCTACCCTGCTGGACTTCGTCCTTATGCCAGTTGATGTGTTGTCGAGTTTGGTCGATGTTCACAACGTCATTAAGGAGAATACCAAGCGGTTTTGAACCGGAAGCTTCAGCCGCTACAGTCGCGACAGAAGAAGAACTGTCCATAGCAGCACCAGAACCCTGAGTGCTTACGGACACCATAACCCCACGAGTAGCCGTTTCATTCATGAAGTATGAAATATCTGTATCTAGCTCGTGACGATCACCTTTTAAAGCCATAACTTTACCCCTTTATCACTTTCGAGTTGTTCTAAGAATGTTTGAACTAAACCATTCGGCCGCAGTAGCAATACTTTGCTCCTCTTGGTTTTCGTCACTAGGATTAGCGAATGACGGAGACTCAATGGACTCGGCGTCATCAAGGTCTGAAGCAACAACAACTTCTTCGTCTTCATCGTCAGAAATTTCAGACGCAGAGGACTCAGAAGCGTCAGAGGATTGCTCTGGCGAATCCGCGATAGCTGCTGATGCGTCTGAATTCTTTTGTATTAATGCAACGACTGCGTCGAATTGTTCATCAGAAGAATCCTCAAACTGAGCAAGAACAGATTCCAGTTCTTCGTCCGAGGCACCGGCTTTTTCTAGTTTTGCTCTTCTCTGCATACCTTTCATCCCTTTTTTAAGGGCGGTATTTTCTTCTTCTGTTTCATCTTGCTTTTTTTTCATTTTCTTCTTTTCATCTTCCATTGCCGCAAGCGTCTGCTCAAGATCTGAAATCCTCTGCGTAAGATCTGCGACTGTAGAATTGTGAGCATCAGCAGTGGCTTGAATCGACTCATTCAGAGTTGTAATTTCTGACTGTAGTCGGCCAAGCTCTTCTGTCTGCTCTTGTGGATCTGCCATATCAACCTCCGTAGCACTTAAGAATGTGTTTATTTCTAACTCTGCCTTTGTATCAAAGGGGTTAGTTTTTCGATTAAATATGATACTTCTGGGATTTGCTGGTTTAGAAACAAGCCCTTTACCAGAAAAGGCAAACCCCCTAAGAAGTCTGCCAATTTTGTGGCCTTGAAATTCTCCGGTTCCGCCATAAACCCTAAGATGCTTCGTTAAGAAGGCGGATTCTTCGCTTCGTGCTAGAACTCTTTGTGATTCATCGGGACTGGTAATTGCATAATCAAAATGATTAAAAAAGCACTCCATGGAGACAGACCATTTGCCCTGCTCTATCCCAGAAATTAACTCAGCGATTCTTTGTCGCTGCTCTGCACTTGCTCGCGTTTTGTATATAACGGCACTTGTAATTATGTCTATATGCTCTGGAATATCTTCGTCTGACATCTCTTCACTAAGACGAAGCCCAGATTCGTCCATAGCCATAGAAGCGACAATATGACCAATGATATCAGAATCATCATGCATGTAATTGAAAGGTTTGTGGATTGGGGTTTTTCTTGCCTTCCACAAATCAGCGGCAGAAAAAACATCATCGTTTTTATTCCAGCCGGAAGAAACCAACACTGAATTAAGTCGGTAAAGATCCGCCCCTTGATCAACATCAAGAAAAGCCAAGGCTTGATTAACCTCTGATTGATCAACCGGGACTTCAGAAGCCGAACCAAGTATTTCGCACTCGAAGGCTACCGAATTTTCTTTAGATAAACGATCACCAAGACCGTCATTTATTTCGTGCTGGAACAAATTTATGCTCATAATTAACCTTTCTAAGTGCTTAATACTCCAAAAAAATATTATTATCTGTTTTTTTTGAGATTTTACAACAGAACAATAAATGCGTATGCCGTGGAGTTGATTGACCTTATGTCTTCTACTGTTGGCTGTCTACCGTTTCTTTCTAGGAACGAGGCAACAGTACTAGCCTTCAATTCAGTAAAAGAAGAGTCAATACGGGCACCAGAATTAAGAATATCAAACACCCTCTGTTCATTTATCTGCTCGAAAGGATTAAGGCTGCAAAGCACACGGAATTTAATATTTTCCAGCTGCGTGAGTTCTGATCTAGTGAGTGACCTAAGATCTGTTTTTCCGTATTGTGCAAGAATTGCTGGGTTTATTAGATTCGATATTGTTCTTTGTGCTTCTTGACTCCAGACAATAACCTCCGCCGTCGTCGTTGGGGTGGTCTTCGGTTTAACCTCTTTACGCTTTCTCTTTTCTTGGTCTTTTTGAAACTGTGGTCGGCCACCATCTGGGTTTGGAGATGTCCTGTTTGTTTTGTTAGGATCTCTAGAACCTTCTTGGTTGTGAATTTTTGGTGCCGTTGGAACGATATCTACGACATCCGTGATAGATATTTCTCCACGCTGTAGGGCGATCTTCTTATATTCCGACTCCGTATTCGCATTGTGATATGGATCTGCCTTGGGAGGAATTTTACCCGACTCTCTCTTTTTGCGTTCTTGCGAAATCCTCTTTTCTTCAATCGCGTTGTCTTCGCCGATTCGTTCTCTCAGCGTTTCTATTGAGATGATGTCTTCCTCGGCAAGCCGGACTAGAAGATTCTTTTCTGCCGTTTCATCAGATAGCATCATATGGTCATAGTGTATTGTTGCCGGTTTAGCGAAACCCATTGCCTTTTGTATGTACTCAATCTCAGCTTGCCAAAACTGATTCAGCAACGATCTTCCATATTCAAGGCGGTCTATTAGTGTCTTCAGCGATATGAAGTTATTTGTATACCCGCCAGACTGACCAGCAATTCCTGTTAGTGTTGGGGGAATTCCAAGACCTGCATAGATACTGTTAAGTACAGGCTGATACTTTTCGCTGCCGAGGAACTTATAAACCTGACTATTAGATTCTTTGAAGTCAATTTCTGGACCCCAAACTAAGTCCATTGTTCCACCACCAGTATTTGCGGCTAATACATCCCTGAGTTTATTAATAGATCCCTTACTTGGAAGAATCTTGTGTTCAAGGTTTCCTAATCTCCACAGACGAATGCTTGATATCGCACCATCCAAGGCACTCATATCAGCCAACTTCATCTTTTCCAGCATGATTATGTCGTCTAGGATTGGGCTAACTAATGGATTTGCCCACAGACTCCAATCGTCTTTTTTGTAATGAAATACGCGAATGTCGTTGGAATCAAGCTCAACGTCTGGCTTTTCACTTTGTATTGCACGCCTTAGATATTCCGGCAACTGCCCCAGCATGGATTTGTCAGCATGTAATTGACGCAAGACGTTGCGAGATATTCTCATCTTGTATTTTTTATGACCGGCAAACGCAGCAGCTTGTCCTCCAACAACATCAATCGTCATTGGGTTTAGGAAGTCATAAACAACGGGAATATGCCTTTTTATAACGGCTTGTTTCTCGGGAACAACAATGTCCGCAGCTTTAGTCATTTGCTTCCGCATTGTTGCCGTTAGCTTTGCGTATCTGCGGTAAATAACTACATTGCCGCATCGATATAGGTTATTCAAGAAGCGTTCTGAACGCTCAACACCACCTATCTTATGCCACCACCGCCTATAGAATCTTTCAATACTCTTATTTTGATGATTTAGGCTGATACCTTGAGAACCGAAATCGCCCATCAAGTCGATCACATTTTTAATGATTCCGACTTTGTCATAGGCATTCATGGACATTGCCATGGACTGAAGATGTTGAGTCCCTGGCTGCTCAAGAGGCCTAAATCTATAGTAGTCGTTCTTGTTGAAATCCGTTCTTACAGATATGTTTGGTTCAATATCTATGTATGAACGCCTCGACGCAGCTGTCGACAGGAATGAACGCTCGCTCGGGTTTCTTACAATTCCTTGATAGCTTTCAATATTTCCAAAAGCACGAGACAAATCCTCCGGTTTGGTGAACATAAAATAGGGAGGTTCTTGCTCTCGTGTCTGTACTGGGCTTTTGCTTGACATCAAATATTCCTAAATTAAATGAATTTGAATTACATTTGAATTATAGGAATGTATACTCCACAAATTAATCATACAGCCCATTCATGTGCTGTGTAAACCACAGTGGCCCACTGTAAGTTGAGCGTTCCTTGTCTGAGTTACTGCTTTCCTGTCTTGCAAAACCACCATAAGAAATGTATTCTGCCGGTTTCTCATAGAAGTTTATAGTTCTTGCGGCCATGTTTGCCATCATGAGAGCAGAGTACCTGTCTTTTCTCATGCGTTCTTTCTTGCCAACACCAACCTTGACTTCGGGAGTATCCCATCGCTCTCTCCCGTTAACGCTCTGCGTGATCTCGATAAGGGATAGTTCGTCTTTTAGGTCCTCTATCTCAAGTACACAGTCTTCAAGCGTATCGTAAACGCGATCATTTGCCTTGTCCTGCTCTATAGACAACCCAATAGTGACTGGATCGAATCTTGGAAATAACAATATTCGATCCTCAAAGTCTTTCCTTAGTCCGTGATTGGCTTCCCTATACCAATCATATTTTGCGAACTGGCATAATTCTAAGAGATGAAGTCCCTGCTCATCATCTGTATCTTTCGGGTCGTCCGGATCTATAACTGGCCAGATTGGCGATTCTCCATCACCTATTTTGGATGAATCATGCAATGCCTCAGAAACTTGGTAGCCACCGCCCTGCGAGTCCATCGCAATATGGACAACTGAGAACAGCTTCATCAAGTCCCTTATTTTTCTAGCACAGTAAGAGTAGAAGTTATTATCTTTAGTCAAACCTTTCTTGACTCTCTCTGTGTGGTCTTTCCTCGTCGTTGTCCAGCAATATACAATCCTTCTATGGTCTGGATGAACCTCAAGTATGATGATGCTAAAGTTGTCAACTTCCGAGGCTGGGTCAATAGCCATCACATACTTCTTGCCTTTACCGCCCCTTAGAAGGGGGTCAAAATATACTGACCCAGAAGGAAGCTGTATAGGCCTCTGATCTGTACCAATGCAGGACTCAATCAAGCTTCTTTTGAAGAACCCTTGACTGTCTTTTGTGAATACCGCACCAAACTCCATAAGATAAATACCATTATGGACAGTGGCCTTAGATCTAGCGATTTGCCCTTCATCCATAAAGCCGTTAGGGATAAGGTCAACAGGTATTCTCATTATGGAATAATCACGCCAATTAAAAGATTCGGGCACAGGCTCTCCATTAAAGACAGAGTTTGATATAGCCTTGTAATCACCCTTAGTCTCTATGATAGCCTTCCATCTTTTCCAGTATTCAGAGAAGTGATTGAAATCATAGTAAGCGGTTCCCGACAGTATGATTTGATTGCTTACATTCTGAAGCTCTGGTTTTTTTGACGTTAAAGTAGAAAGATCAAAACCTATTTCCTGAGCCATTTTCTCCTTCGCGATCATTTTCACGTTACTCACCGGAGACGCAGAAACAGCAGCAAAGCCAGCAATAACATTCTCGAAGATTTCCCTTGACATACTAGCAAATTCGTCAGCGACGATATCATTAGCTCGCTGACCTCTAATCTTCTGACCATCACCAATGGGCAGGGCGACGATCGTGCTGCCATTGATAGTCATTTTGCACATGTCGACATCGCGTCTAGGGCCGCTGTTACCGTCGCACATATCCCTGAGTACAGGAGCATTCTTCCAGATCGTTTCCATGTAATCGTGAAGAAACTTCGACTGACGGAAGGCAGCACCAACGACCACAATTTTTCTTCCGGGCATTAGTGCTGCACGGAGCATGCAGTATAGGGACAGCAAGAACGTCTTTCCAAGACCTCGACTCCCGACAAGCATCGGGAATTTTCTGATCCACATTTCCCTCAGTATCAAGGCCTGCATCGGCAACAGCTCGACGTTTAGCACATGCTTGCAGACAAAACAAAAGTAATCAGGATTCATAAAGAGGCAGGTCAGCCTCTTGTAGAATTCATCAGGATCGTCTGTTCTCAGTCTATCAAATGGGTTAATTACTAAATCGTGAGAAACATTAAGATTCAACCAAGCGTCATTTAGCTGCCTGATTACAGCCTTATGGTTGTGTTTGTTTTTTGACATTATGAACTCATGTTAATGTATAGCCCAGATACATGATATGGATTTGTTGCAACTGCTGAAGTTAAGAACGCCTCGTCTATCTCCAGTCCGTACTCCTCTATATCGGACATAATGCGAGACCTAAACTCTTCGTCGAAGTCTTCATTTTCCACTATGACGTCTCTTAAATCGCTATGCGTCACCATGGACTTAACACTCTTTTGTGCTACTTCTATGACGGTATCTGAGTAATTTTGTGTTTGAATCAGTGCCTTAACTGGATCTACTACACGGTAAACAAGGGAGGCAGATACCAGTACTGCCTGTTGATCCTTAGTGGTAAGAATTTGCTCTGGTAAGTCTAGTTCTTGTCTAGTTATGTACGCTGTTCTTATTTCATGAATGAGTGGGGTGTATATGTGATATCCTGGCTTTAATCTTTTATGTTTAGAGCCATTCATTCTTATACATACCATATCTTCTGTTAGATTGAGAAGACGAGGAAGAAAATTGGCGAGGGAATAGAATAAAGAAGAGATCCATTCCATTTTAGGAGAGCTTTCTTTTTTCCCAGTACTTTAGCATGTCGTGGGTAAACTTTTCCGCAGCATCTCTACTACCGGCAAATACCACTTCTATATTTGGGTAGCTACGCTCAAGGTCTGCTAGGAGTTTTCTTAGGTATCTTCCGTTTAATCTTACCTTTACCCCTTCTTTGTTTTTTGAAAACTTCCGCTCTCTTTCAATAACGGCACGGTCATCCTCTGTTGGAAATGAAAGAACTTGATTCTCTTGGAATTCGCAAATGATGTATGCCCGCTTTAACGACTTCATCCTTTCGCACTCTCTGTAGAATCTTTCCCTGTTGGATGTTATGCCTAAATTTGTGGCAATTTCAACAACGGATGCCTTTCTTTCGAACACAACCTCGTCTTTTAGTAAGGCTGTCGTGTAGTCTCCGCAGTCTATCTTTTTTGAAACTATTGATTCTACGTCGTCGTAGAAAACAAATTCCCAGCCTTGCTTTTCTCTAGTGTCTCTTATTATTTGCATGAACTATACCCATAAAAAGTGCTTGATAGTGGCCTTCTTGGCCCTTAATTGAATCATGGCACGACTTACATAGGGTTATCAAGTTATCAGCATCAAATCTAAGTGAGGGTGCTTCAGACCAAGTCATAATATGATGAGACTGCAGCCTTTTTTTTGAGGAACATCCCGGCATTTGACAAGATTTACCGTCCCTCCTTAGGGATTTAGATCTTGCCGTTTTATATGCTGGGCAGTTGTAATTTCTCATTGAATTATTTCTTTAATGACCTTGGCGAAGTCAACTATTTCGATAGGTCTATCACCAGGAGCCATCAACTCTTTATCTGGATTTATTCCAATTTGACTGTAGATAGTTCCGGCCCAGTGCGGTATTTCCACGGCGTTCTCTTCTGGCTCTGAACCAGTAGAGTCTGATTTACCATACACCATCCCGCCCTTAAATCCACCGCCCGCGAGGACTGAACTAAATACTCGGGGCCAATGATCTCTCCCAGAAGTGTTATTAATCTTTGGAGTCCTGCCAAACTCAGAAACAACACAAACCATCGTAGAGTCAAACATACCTCTATCAGAGAGATCGGAGATTAGGGCAGAAAACCCTTGGTCGAATGACGGCATCTGTTTGTTAATTCCGTTGGCGATATCGTCATGCATATCCCAACTTCCGTATGTTAGTGTCACAAACCTTGCACCAGCTTCTACAAGTCTGCGGGCAAGAAGCATTCTTGCTCCAGCTGTGTTTTTCCCGTATCTTTCTCGCGTCTCTGCGGACTCTTTCTCTAGCTTAAATGCCTCTTGTGCCTCCACGCTTGAGATAAGCTCATACGCCCTTTCGTAAAATGAATTCATGGCGTTGACATTGTCGGCGTTTTTGTTCTCTTCTATGAAGCCGCCGTTTATCAAATCCAGCGTGCTTCGACGTCTTGAGAACCTCGCATTTCCAATTTCGCTTGCAAGATCCCTAACTTTAAAGTCATCTCTAGCGGGGTCAGAACCTAAACTGAAAGCACCATAGGAACTACTGAGATAACCAGTGCCAGCGAATTCATTTGGTTTGTTAGGAATGCAAATATAAGGGGGAAGATTGTTTCTAGAGCCAAATTCATGACTAACAACTGAGCCGATCGATGGATAGCTGAGTGCTGGACTCGGTCTGTAGCCAGTAAAAACATTATGCGTTCCACGCTCATGTGCAGCCTCTCCATGAGTCATGCTTCGAATTATCGTGAGCTTATCAGCAAGCTTTGATGTCATTGCGAGTTTTTCATTGAAAAACACACCCGGAATACTTGTTTGGATGCTACTCATAGCACCCTTGTACTCAGTAGGGGCTAATGGTTTCGGGTCAAAACTTTCTTGTGCGGCAATACCGCCAGGTAGATAGATAAAGATTACACTTTTGGCTGGACCCTCAACGCTCTCAAAATCCTTAATGTCCGCGAAAATCTTTGGCATTGCAGCAGCAAGAAATCCAGCCTTTAGTAAACTTCGCCTTCCTATTTTTACTGAAAAATCATTCATTTTGACCTCCCCATTGTTCTGCCATAGCATCTGCTATTCCGGTGAAAAAGATACTTCGCAACTTGCCACGGTCTTTACCTGGACTCATGTAATGATTTCTTTGACGATCTTTTTTTGGAAGAGTCATCATATAGGCTTTTACATCATTAGTATGAACTAATGGAGGAAGACCCTTGAGCCATAAACAAATAGCCTTACTTTCTGGATGCCCAAAGTGGTAGGGCTGTATTATCTGATCGTATTTTCTTATTCTCTCTCTAGCATACCTGTGCTGAATTGGGTTCTCAATGCAAACCTTTTCGCAGTCTAGGTTTAGAAACAGGCTAAAGAAATCACAACCATCATTCATCCGCTCCCATCTTCCTTCTTGCGTATGTAGATGACATACTCCAGAATTAGAAAGATATGTGCATGGAGGATGGGCAATGATAATATCCCACTTCTGATCAAGAACCCCCTTTACGTCTTGATGAAGATGAAATTGACTGTATTGCGATTCGCTTGCTGGTTCTAAGTCGCAAGACCATGCATCATGACCTCGTTTGCGAAAGGCGTCTCTTACAATTCCGCTAAATTCACAAGCTACTAACACGCGAGCCATTCTGCAACCTCTCTAAAGCGATACTAGACTGAAGTTTCATTTCTTCTTCTATGCATTGTTAAACAAGTAAAGGAGATCGGCTGGCTTCTCTACATACTCACAAGGGGGAAATAAAATATAGACGATTTCTTTGTTATGGGAGTTCGGCTGTCTTCGGATAAAGAAAAACCGTCACACGTACTGCGAACTCTTGCCTCCTGCCTGCCTGATGGCGTTCTACTCATCTCACTCCTCATAAAATCCATCATCCCACAATTCTGTAAAAAGAGAAGTCTCATTTAACAGTATCCGGCGTCAGAAAAGGTTGGTCAACAGTTCCGTCTTCATATGTATGATAATCAGAAAGTCTGTCCCTTTCCTGCTCCATAGCTAGTCTCATCTTCTCAATTAACTTCCCCTCTTCTTCAAAGAAGTCTGGATCTCTCAATATTCTAGTAACAAGTGCCGCTAGAGTTTCTCTGTTATTTTCAAGTTTTTCAATACGTTGCTCACGAGTAGCTTTCAGGTCTTTGTTTAGTGAGGCCTTTTTGCTGTGAAGATCCTTATAGTCTCTAGCTAAGGCTTCTCTGCCCGCTCTGAGGCTCGCTATTTGCCTCTCTAAGACGAAGATTCTTTCGGCGTCCTTTTCCCCTGGGGGCTTGGCTTTCTCTGCGTCACACTCAGCCTCATAGCGTCTGACGCTCTCCATGGTCTCGCTTTGTTCTCGAAGGTCTCTATTCATGAGAATTTCGAGTTTAATCAAGTCGATGATCTGAAGCTCTTCTGTCGGCAGGACGTCTTTTCTAAACTGAGCAACGATTTCAGTCCACAATGACAAGAACAGCTCAATCTCATCCGCAGAGAACTGACTGCGAATCTCCCGCCAGTAGGCACGCGACTTTATGTCGTATTCTGCTTGGACAGCAAAATTCTGTGTTTTGTCTGGGGTTTTCCCAATTTTTGCTAGATGTTTCTCAATCGACTCAACAGATCTGTTAAGGTGGTGTGCTATTGCGGAGGCGGCAAGTCCATCAGCATTATCTTCTATGAACTTCCATTCTTCCTTACTAAGGCGTCCAACTTTCACCTAAGATCTCCCGTATTTTGTTGTAAAGTCTTCTTCTTTTTACTGCTGGGATTGAAACCCCGCTAAGTACTCGATCTAAGTCGTTCCTTGTTTTTGGGTCAACTTTTGTTCTCGCATGCTCAATTGCTTCTCTTGTCAACATTACGCTCTCAAAGTCTTTAACAGGTTCATAATTTCCGCTTGCCGGTCTCAAGTCAACAAGTCGTTTCTTTCTTTCATTAAGCTCAGCATGCCTTGCCGACGTAGTCGTCGCCCTTGAGTACCTATCCCTAATCAGCGTTTTCAGTCGATTTGATAGGTTTTTTGATAAGAAATTTTCCAAAGGACGGATTTGATCCCACCTCTGTAGTGCTTCATGGCATATAATGTATGACTCCTGTTTTATGTCGTCAACTTCGTAGAATCCAAATACGTAAGACGGAGCAATCCTATCAATTACTCTTAGGATCGTCTTTATCTGCTCTTGTGTTGGGCTCATTAATTATTCCCATTGCTATATTTGTTGGCGGGTCTGGAACAGATAAATCTGCTTTAACCATTTCAGAGACGCCGCTTTCTGGAATTGCTTTCATGTTTTTCCACTTTCAGTAAAAGATAAAGTATTATACCCCCAAGAAGGAAAATAAAATGCTTGAAATTCGTTTAAATGGAGCAAATGCGGGTGGAAAATTCGCAAAAGTTAGTACTCAAGACTACGAATCTGTGAAAAGACATAGCTGGTATTACCGCCAAGGATATGCCTTAACTAAGGTTCGAGGAAAAGAAGTTCGGATGCATCGATTTGTCCTGGGCGTTACAGACCCGGATTTGATTGTAGACCATATCGATAAAGATCGACTCAATAATACTCGCGAGAATCTTAGAGTTGTCAGCCTGCTTGAAAATGCAAACAATAGAGTCGATAACGTATTTATTGAATGTTTTGGAGAAAGTAAGACAATTTCAGAGTGGAGCAGAGACGAACGATGCGTTGTTAGCTATGATGTACTAAGAGGCAGACTCCGTCGAGGAGTTCCTGCGTGGGCGGCAATTCTCGCCCCAAAAGAGTGCTAAGAATCGAAGGACTGTTCTGAAATATGCGGCGTTAAGCTTTCCCGTGTTGACCGCATTCGGGCCTCTCAGAGTGAGCAGGACAGAGCTAGAGGATGGCTGGAAGTTGGTACGCCGGAACTAATCAATCCGGCGAGACAGGGCAATAGGGCGTTCTAGTAATAGAGGATATGTCGCCGTAGACCGCGAATATCGTGACTTAGGCTTGTCACCGCAACGTAATGAGACACTATTGAAACGTCGCTTACCAGTTAGCACTTTGCGAACCATCGGGACTTGAATAGTCTCATGGGACGGTAATAGCCTGATTTATGCTTTGTAGGTGAGTAGGCTAGTTTGGGTAGTACAATTTGATTTTGGTGGGGGAGTGGTGGGTGAACCCCCCTCGGAGAAAATACTGACCAATACGGTACTGAATTTGAACGAAAAACCACCACCCTCTCGTCCGTGCCTCCCCTACTAGCCCGATTGCCTGCCGGGGCAGTCTGGCTGATGCAAGCCGGAACGAAACGACGATCGCAGTTTCTCAATTGTGAGATTCTGCAGGATTCAACCGGGGAACAGCCTGGACTTCAGGCGGTCCCGACGATAACTTACATACGGGAGCAACGAGTGTCAAAAATCAAAATCCACAAGATGGTTGAGCTACCCAGCGATTACAGCCCCTATGTCTTCGAATCGATGCACGGCAGCGACGGGATGGGCGTCAGCCTAGACTTCACCGAGGAAGACGGTACAACGGTCAATGTCAGAATCCCGATCACGCCGGAGTTGATTGCCCTATTGAAAGAGAAACTGAGAACATCCACAGAGAATGACTGAGTCAGCCGCAGAAGCCGGATTGCCTGCCGGGGCAGTCTGGCTGATGCAAGCCGGAACGACACGACGATTGCAGGTTCTCAATTGTAAGATTCTGCAGGATTCAACCGGGGAACGGCTTGGACTTCAAGCGGTCCCGACGATATAGTGCGTACATGCGAGGCACGAACACCAAAGCAAACACAAACCACGAAAGGCGACAGCAATGAGCAGGCACGAGCAGACAATTCAACAGCATGTCGACAGCAACCTGCTAATAGCACTGGACCAGATCGACTGCTACGAAAGCCCTGAAGAGTGCATGGCGTCTTATTCTCTGAACGTGCAAGACGGTTGCCTTGCCGACGGATGCACCGCAGACGAAGCCCTAAACGCTCGTGGCTGGTTCATTACTGAGTTTGAAAATCGGTGCCAGCACTAGACTGAATTGAGTTGGCCGCAGAGGCCGGATTGCCTGCCGGGGCAGTCTGGCTGATGCAAGGCCGGAACGGCACGATGATTGCAGGTTCTCAATTGTGAGATTCTGCAGAACTTTCCCGGAGACTAGCCTGGACTTCAGGCAGTCCCGACGATAACCTACCTACGGGAGCGAGCGAATGGCGAAGATGAGAGTGCAAAAGATCGTGGACATGCCCGGAGACTACAATCCTTACGTGTTTGAGTCGATGAGCGGTTCTGATGGACCTGGAATCCACCTGGATTTCATCGAGGAGGATGGAACGCAGGTAAGCGTTAGAATCCCAGTCAGCCCCCTACTGATTGCCCGACTCCAAGACACCCTGAAGGAACTGAACAACGGATAGTGAGTTAGCTGCAAAGGCCGGATTGCCTGCCGAGGCAGTCTGGCTGATGCAAGCCGGAACGAGACGACGACCGCAGATTCTCAATTGTGAGATTCTGCAGGATTCACCCTGGGAACAGCCTGGACTTCAGGCAGTCCCGACGATAACCTACCTACGGGAGCAAGCGAAATGGCGAAGGTGAAAGTCCAGAAGACGGTTGAGTTACCAAGTGAGTACAGTCCTTATGTGTTCGAGTCGATGAGTGGTTCTGACGGGCCTGGCATCCACCTGGATTTCATCGAGGAGGACGGGACACAGGTAAGCATCAGAATCCCAGTCAGCCCCCTACTGATCGCCCGGTTGCGAGAGACACTGAAGGAACTGAATAACGGATAGTGAGTTAGCCGCAGAAGCCGGATTGCCTGCCCAGGCAGTCTGGATGATGCAAGCCGGAACGGAGCGGAGTGTAATTTGAAAATACCACAAGGCTCGTGATGATTGTAACCCCTGTATTCGGCCGATCAGCCATCAGGCTGGTCGGCTGAAGCAAATAACCGCCACGAAGCGGAGACAATTTCCAATCTCTGGAATTCTCCGGGATTGTGTCAAGGTGGATTGCAAGGTTGGTCGATGTTGATTCTAATGCTGATCCTGTTGCTGATTGTAAGCAACATTCTGAAACCCTAACGGAGTTTGGATATGCTCGGTTTGTGTACGTTTGATATCTCATTGCAGTGTGAAGATCTGTCTGATTGCGAAGCTTATTCCGAATGGCTCGCTGAACGGAAAAGGCAGGAACGGCTCGCTACAGACTGGGAGGAATTCTGGCAGGAAATCAGGGACCAATCAGAGCACGAAGACAACATCCATCGGCAGATGATGGATAGCAAATGAGTTTCCCGCATTCGGCCGATCAGCCAGCAGGCTGGTCGGCTGAAGCAAATAACCGCAACGAAACGGAAACAATTTCTAGGATCTGGAATTCTGCAGAATTCTTTCAAGCTAGGCCTGGACAGCTGCCGATACTTCTGGTAAGTTCCTGCATGTGGCCTTTTGTTAAAAATCCAGAATGGAGTTAACCATGTACTCAATGGCTCTGCGTGTTACTGTTGTGAATTCTGCCGGGGAGACTCTTGCGAGAATCTTCTGCGGGACAGAAAACGATGGATGGTATTCGAAAAGCGTCCGACAGTATGAAGCAGCGAACACTTCCCTGCTTGAAAGCGAAGACGGTACGCATGGGACGGTCAGGAATCGTGCTGCTGACTCAATCAAACGTTTCCTGTCTGTCGGTAGAGTAACCGGCAGAACGATTACAGAGATCGGGGACAAACTTCACAGATATATCCGTGCAGTAGAGTACACGATCGAACTAGATTGAGTTTCCTGCATTCGGCCGATCAGCCAGCAGGCTGGTCGGCTGAAGCAAATAACCGCAACGGGGCGGAAACTATTCCCAAATCTCAAAAATCTCCCGGAATTGTGTCCAGATGGATTGCAAGGCCTGCCGATGTTAGTCATGATGCTGTTGTTGGTACTGATCGTCAGTACCCGATTGAAATTCTGAAGGAGTTGTAAGAATGTCGAGTTTCGATATCTCCCTGCAGTGTGAAGACCTGGAAGAGTGCGTAGCATATTCAGAATGGCTTGCAGAACGCCAGCGTGAACAACAGCTTGCGAACGACTGGGAAGAGTTCTGGCAGGAAATCAGGGACGATGCGGATCACCGAGACAATATCCATCAGCAAATGATGGATAGCAAATGAGTTTCCCGCATTCGGCCGATCAGCCAGCAGGCTGGTCGGCTGAAGCAAATAACCGCAACGAAACGACAATTCAGACAAAACCGAGAATTCTGCAGAATTCTTTTAAGTTAGGCCTGGACATTTGCCGATACTTCCGGTAAGGTCCCGTTGGTGGTTTTCTGTTGTCTAACTCTTGAGGGTTTATCATGCACAGCATCTACAAAATGCGGTTCTTCCATTTTGACGACTTCATTCTTCTCTGGTCAGTTCATCAGTGGAATGGGGTTTCTGATCCTCCGGAATTCTTCATTATGCGTGGTAAGGAACGTCGCGAAATCAATCCGAGTGCTTTCTCGTTTCTACTGAGGGGTCAGAAACTGAATAGCAGCAGAGAAAGCATCCAGAGGCTGGCTGTTACAAAACAGCACGGAAATCCATACACAACCCAGTCAACGTGGGAATGCCGACACTGGGACGTCTCCAAGGGCTGAGTTTCCTGCATTCGGCCGATCAGCCAGCAGGATGGGAGGCTGAAGAAAATAACCGCAACGGAACGGTACGTGAACGATCAATACAACAAGACTCTCCATTATGTGGTGTGCCCGAATATGCCTCATCGCAGCGGCTGACCCGTGTAAGCTGCTGTGTCAGCCGCCGCGAGACGGCGTGGATTATCAAAACCAAGAAAACTCTCTAATTTTCGGGAAATTGCTTATTATCTATTGACCCCACTTTTCCAGTAAAAAAGAGATTTCCCTGAATAAATGAGTTGTGTCCTGCCGATAAACAAGTACAATCCCATTGCCAAGTTTACTTTATAGGAAGTTGCAGCATGGACATACGATCAAGACAAAAAAAGGAAATACGGGAAATTATCAAGCGTGTCGGGTTGCCCGGCCTGCGTTCTGAACGCCCTGATTTGTGGCGTTTGGTTGTGCGGCAAAGTACACGACGTTGTTAATCGTTAAGGCTGTGCGGCCTTTTCGTTCGTTGTGTGTTGCTGATTGTCAGCACCCGCCCAGCCGCTGAGAAAAGCGGTGGGGATTTTCTCAATTCTGGGGATAGGCTGGCCGCAGACGCCTGATTGCTGCGGCCGACTGAAAGAAGGCCGATGGTCGGCCGCAGCAGGACAGAACAAGAGAAAATTCAAAATTCCCAGACTCGGGAAACTTGTCTTATGTTTGGGAATATTTCAAGCTCTGAATTATTGGAATAATTTGATAATATTGAGTTTTTTGTTTATTCGTTGTGGTGTTCTGTCGATATGTATGGTATATTCTCGGTGGTTTGTGTTTCCCCCTGTTCTTTTTGGAGCGAATTGATGGCTCGTAAAGTTTCTGCAGAACGTTCCCGTATGTGTGTCAACTGTGGCGAGCGTATCAATTTCGGCGAATCATGTTACGTCGACGAATACCCTGGAAAACGAGGAAGGACTCGTAAAGATCATTACTGTCGATTCTGCTATGATGACGGGAAAGTTCCTGAAAGTAACAACGAGGAGTCGGCTACAGAAACATACGGGGCGTATGTCGACGCAGGGTGCCGCTCTCAGTTCTGGGAAGATCATAGCGGGTTCTGACTTAATTCCCGCCGCCGAGAAAAGCGGCGGGGATTTTCTCAATCTTGGGGATAGGCTGGCCGCAGACGCCTGATTGCTGCGGCCGACTGAAAGAAGGCCGATAGTCGGCCGCAGCAGGACAGAACAACGAAATTCTCAGAAACCGGAAAACTCTCCCATAAATGGGAAAAATCAAAAAAGATGCTTGACATAAAATCCGGCTGATGTGGCTTGTACTTTTCCAGAAAACTTTCCGAAAATGATGCTTTCGGCATTCCATTATGTCGATACATAGCATAGACTCCCCTTAGTTGAATTTTGTTTCTTTTGCTCCTGACGGGAAAACGAAAATGACACAATTGATCAAAACCATTGATGATGTCCGTGGTGATTCAAGCCAGCCATACTTGGGCTTCGGAAGTTACTCTGCATTAATGGCAGATACCGGACTGGTTTTTCTCGCTTCTCTCGACTTTCCTCAGGAATATCTCCCGGAAGATATCCGGGACAATAGCGGAGAGCTGGTAAGTGGAAACCGGGTTTTCCGGAGACTGGAAAAGCTGAACAGTGACAGGGCTTCCGTTTCTCACCGTGAGGAACGTGAGCGTAGAATTGCGATTTATGCCCAGCAAGTGGAATCCTCCGGATCGATCGAGTTTGAAGAATTTGTCGACGGTGCGGTATCGAAGGGACGTCCGAAAAGGCTGTTCTAAGATTCAGAATTCCCGCCGCCGAGAAAAGCGGCGGGGATTTTCTCAATTCTGGGAATGGGCTGGCCGCAGACGCTTGATCGCTGCGGCCGGTGAAAAACGGCCGAAGGACCGGCCGCAGCGAGACGACGCCAGAAATTCTCAAAATCAAGAACTCTGGCTTTTTATGAAATAAGAATTCAGTAGAAAACATTCAATATTGTAGTTGACAATATCCGATAATAGGAGTATGATTGAACCACGGATACAAAAAATCTTGTCGAGGGAAATGTCTTTATGTCAAGCAAAACTGAACAGATAATTCGCGAACTCACCGTGAAAGAAACGGTCGAAGTATTCATTGTCTTTGAGGGCTATTGCCATGACGGCTACGGAGAGCCAGTTGCCGTATTTACTTCCCTAGAAAAGGCGAAAGAATGGGCGTCTGGTTCACACATGCACGTTGTGACTGGTAAAGATGTTGGCCTATCTGGCGGAATTCGACTTGATCCATCTATGGACTGTCGAGAAAATAGGCTTTTTGATGATGACGATTATGATGATGAAAGCTGGGGTTGCTACTGAATTATGTTCGATGGGCTGGCCGCAGACGCCCGATTGCTGCGGCCGGTTGAAAACG